ACCAAAGAAAACGAATTGATGGCATTCAATGCCTTTTTGGGAGCGCTCAACGCCCACAGATACTTCAAAGCGAAATAGCAGTCTCCGGGAGCAGGTATATGGGTTCATGGAAGGATGCGTGGTCTTATCTTTTTGGTGCAAACGGGAGAGGGGGGAACGGTTATGGGATTGAATTTTGATGAAGTAGTAGAGGCCGGAGCATACAGCGAACCGGACGAGATCGTCACGATCGGGCGGGAGTTATCACTGGAGGTCGCGAAACCAAAGTTTGAAGTATTCAGGGGCCGGGCGCTGGAGATCGTCAGGGATGCTAAGACCGTGGAGGTCAAGGATTTGGAGACTCAGGGTTATACCGTCGCCCTGATCGGAGAAGCAAAGCGTATCATGAAAGCCGTCGAGGAAAAGCGCAAAGCAATCGTCACCCGGCCGAATGATTATGTCACCGCTGTAAACTCCATTGCCAAGATGATCACGGGACCGCTGAATGAGGCGGTTACAGTCGCGACTGCGAAGGAAAAAGCCTACAACACTCGGCTTGAACTGGACCGCCAAGAGGCCGCGAGACAAGCAAAACTCGCAGCGGACAAACTCCAGGCCGAGATGCGCCGTGAGGCCGATGAACTGAACAAAAAGGCAATGGAAGAGGCCCGGAAGGTCGCTGAGGAAGAATCCAAACGGCTACGCAAGATCGCGGAAGAGGAGGCAAAAAAGCGGAAGGCGTCCGAAGATGAGCTGGCTGCTCTCAAGGCAAAACTGGAAGAGGACAGAGTCACAGCGCTCAAAACCGCAGAAGAGGAAGCGGCCAAGATCGCCGTGGTCGTCCCGGACGTCCTCGCTCCTGTCATGCCCAAGCAGGATAATGTGGTGCGGACGGCTACAGGCGTGGCTGCCCATACAGCAAAGAAATGGAAGGGGGAGATCGTTGACCCGGCGCTTGTGCCCGCGAAGTATTGCACGCCGGACCAAAAACTGATCGACCAGGCGGTAAAGGAAGGCGTCCGGAACATACCAGGCGTCAATATCTTCGAGGAATCCATCCGTAAGTATCGGACATAACCTACAGAAAGAGAGGGCATGAATTATGGCAAAAGCAGAAGACAGAGCGTTGACACCACAGGCTAAAGTGCAGAGCATCAGGGCGCTTTTCAACGATAACCGGGTAAAGGGTGAGATTATGAAGGCCCTACCTAAGCACATGACGGCGGACAAGCTGATCCGCGTCGCAATGACATCCATTCAGCGGAACCCAAAGCTCATGGATTGCACCCAGCAGTCCCTTCTCGGCTGCATCATGACCAGCGCTGCCCTGGGGTTGGAACCCGATCCCTTCCTTGGCCAGGCGTATTTCGTACCTTACTGGAATACCAAGAAAAACTGCTACGAGGCTCAGTTTATGCCCGGCTATCGAGGGTATATCGCCCTCGCACGCAGGACCGGTGAGCTGCAATCGGTGTCATCCCAGGTAGTCTATGAGCGGGATCTCTTCACCTTGCAATATGGGCTGACAGAAAAGCTCGACCATATTCCCGCAGATGGGGACAGAGGAGACATCAAGGGCGCGTATGTCATCTTCAGGTACAAGGATGGGGCATATTCCTTCGATTATATGACCTATGCGGACATCAAGGCCATTGCCAGGCGGTCGAAGACCTACGACGAAAAGAAAGACGAGTGGACGGGACCCTGGGCGACGGATGAAGGCGAGATGTGCAAGAAAACCGTCATCAAGCGCCATGCGAAGCTGACGCCGATGAGCGTGGAGTTCAATAAGGCATCGGCGCTGGAAGACCGGGCTCACATGGGCGAATCACAGATGGATCTACTGACCGACGATCCACCTGGTATGATGATCGAGATGGACGACGATGATAAAAACAAACCCGATCTTTCAGCCGCGGTGGCTGAATTCGACAAGGCGACCGCTGACAAGCCACTGATGGCTCGGTATGTTGAAGTTGCAGCCAAACACTTCAAGAAGCCTGCCAATGAGATCAAGTCCGAGGCCATGAAAGACATGACCGGATTCCTCGCGGCATACGAGAAATGGGCAAACGCCCAGCAGCAGAAGAAAACGGCGGCGGCGGCCGCGAAGAAAGAGAACACCGAAGCAACGGAAGAAATGGCCCCTGGTCCTTGCCCGAATAACGGCGATAACATCTATACCAAGGCGCATTGCGATGCCTGCAAGGAGCGCGAGGGCTGCCCCGCGTGGGGGGGTGCATAAGGAAGAGGCCGCGGAGGCCTATCAAATACGAACCTCCAGGAGAGTGAAAGGAGAATAAAATGGACGACGGAGCAAAAATGGAAAAAACAAAGCAGCAAAAAGACAGGTGGAGGGCCTTTTCTGTAACACCGGGAATCGTCGGATGGAAGATTGTCATTGGCTGCACGGAGGCATATTTCGGCAGTGCTGAGGATTGCCGCATGGCCATAGACCAATATCTCACACGGCCGAGATCGACGGAAGAGATTTATATGCAGAATGATCAGCGGTTTAATGGACCAACCTATCAAGCGGTCCAAGACACACAGCCCGTATTGGTAAATCCGTCGGTATAGTAAAAAAGCGCGTTCCCGGTGTGAAGGGTATGACTGTGACGCTTGTGGTGAGTGTCGGGCGGCGAGTGCTGGGAACGCCCTTTATATCTGAATGCAGAAGTATTTCCAGAAATACATCCTAACCTGAATGCAGAAGTATTTCCAGAAATACATCCTAACAGGAAATCTATTATAGATTTCCTACACTGAAGGGGGCCGTATGAGCTACTGTAATATCTGCAAGCAAAACCATGAAGGAACAGGGTGTCCAAGGGATAGGGATGATGACAGACCTTTTGCCACACAAGCGATGGATGTTATTGATAGACTGAAAACCGCCCTTGCGGAGAAGGACGAGCGCGAGGAAGATTTAGGCCGTAACTGCGCCAAGGCCAATGCGGAGAGAGACAGGCTGACCGCCCGGATCAAGGTGCTGAAAGGGGCGTTGGAGAAGATAGCCAAAAGCGATGAGCCAATAAGCGATTTTACTCAATTTGATGCGGCAGACGTTGGTTCTGCTGCGATGAATATGGCAAGGGAGATAGCCAAAGCCGCACTAAAGGAGGCTCACGTAAAATGCAAGGGAACGCTTGCCAATAATCTCTGTCCTGACCATAGGGATAAGCAAACAGGAAAGCCATGTCTGGCGTGTGAAATTGAGAGGAAGGACAGGCAGATTGCCTTTCATTGGAAGGAATACGCCGCCCTGCAAAAAGAGAACGAAAAATATCAACTGTGGGTAAATGCCATTCAAAAATACGAAACATGGAAGAACCGCAATGAGGAACTTGAGGCAGAAAACGACGCCCTGCAAGTGGATATAAAAAAACTGCGATCTGTCGTAGATGCTCAATCAAAAGGGTTCGCTATTGATGATAAGAATTTTGACAGACTGGAAGCAAGAGTGAAGGAAACTGTAGTCGGTTAGAGAAACTATAATGTTGACACTGTCTCAAAAATACTCCATAGAACCCCTGAGAGGGCTGCTTACCGTCAATGATGTTGCCAGCCTGTTGAGCATTTCCCCCCGGACTGTATATAAACGACAGCGAGAGCTTGGCGGGTTTAAGCCTGCCGGTCTCGGATGCGTGAGATTCGACCCCGAGGTTATTTATGGGATCTTACTGGGACCAAGAGCGGAAGCACTGGCGATACCAATTCAAGCGCACAGGGACCAGATATACCGGAAGAGGCTACAAGACAAAAAGAGATTCGGAAGAGGCGGAAGCGGCTCATCGAAAGGAGTTAAAAACCACACCCCCACCGACCGAGACCCCTACGGCCTTCTCAGTCTTTGCAAAGCAATATCTCCAGTACGCCGAGAGGAAATTCGTTAAGGATGTATTCAAGCGAAAATTCAACACCTTCAATAAATTCATTAAGTCCCAGGGCGACCTTCCGATTGACCAGTACGCTCCCATTCACATTCACAACTACCTGAACACATTACCCACCAACAACACCTATAACGAACATCGTCAGGAGCTTTCATCCCTCTTTGCATGGGTTAAGAAGATGGACCCTTACAAGTTTCAATTCATGGTGAATCCATGCCTTGCGCTTGATCCTATGGCCGTAGCTGAACCGGAACCCCCTACCCCTACCGTTGACGAGGTCTTGAAGATCATTGCCGCCGCCCGTCCTGGTGATGAGCTGGATCTTGTCCTGTGCTGCCTGCATCTCTTGGGGAGAATCGACGAGATTCTTCGCCTTCGATGGAAAGACATAAACTTTGAAAAGAAGACGATCACCCTATGGACGCGAAAACGGAAAGACGGAAAGTACGAAAGTGATCAGATGCCGATGAATCAGGTTCTCTACGACACCCTGAAGGCACGATGGAAAAATCGCACCCAGGACCAATGGGTGTACTTTAACAAAAAGACGGGGGAGGCAGGGGATCGGTATTACCATCGCCCCCGGATGATGGCTTCAATATGCAAGCGGGCCGGGATCTCACCTATCGGAAAAGGGAAAATCAAACTATGGCGCGGGAAAGACAAGGGAAAGATTATTGAAATCGACCATTACTATGGGTTTCATTCGTTCCGGCACTTCATGGCTTCATACCTCGCTGACGAGGAAAAAATATCGAGTAAATCCGCCCAAAGGCTCTTGAGACACAAAAACCTTTCAACAACTGAAAAATACTTGCATTTTATCGACCCGCACCAAAGAGACACGATGGCCAAAATTGAAGGGAAATTTGCAAAAGTGCACCCAAATGGTACACCCACCAATGACAAAGGGGCCGCGGTATGACCCGCAACCCCTTGTTATTGTTGGTAGGCGGTACTGGGATTGAACCAGTGACTTCTACCGTGTGAAGGTAGCAACCGACGCACACTATCATATAAAATCAACTACTTTGACAAGCTATGGGTGCACTTTTTACCTTCTTTTGACCCCTTTATGAAAGAAAAGTACACCCACAAGGTACACCCATCTACATCGCCCCCCTCTTCTTTTGCTCGACGTAGCTTTCAAGATAATGCTTCTTATACCAGGCGGTCGCCACTTCCAGCGTCTGTTTCTGCTCCGGAGTTAATGTCTGCCTAAACTTGTACCGGTCCGACAGCTTCAGCGAGGACAATGGATGAACCCGCTTGACGCTCGCGACAACGTCGCGCATCTGACCGCCAAGGTCCTGATACCGCTTCAGGTATTTCGCAGCCGAATCGAAGTCACCGAACTTCAGAGCTTGCTTGTAATAGTAGAGGGCGTTGCTCCGGTTCGTAGGCAGCGCGACGGGCTTCTCCTTGTTATTCTTGTCCAGCCAGTCGAAAATATACTTGCGGCTGGTATAGTAAGCCTGCTCTCCGGGATCGGCCTCGGCCACAACCATGCTCATAATGTCTCTGGTGAGCTGGGTCTCCCACGTCCCGCCCGCCTTCGGCTTCCCCGCAACCCGGTTGTAAATCCGGTCGAGAGAAAAGGTCCGAAGGATATGCTCGGCAGTATCCCTAATCGGGCGTGGGTGCATGGGGTCGGGGAAGAAGCTCTGGCCCGAAAGCACTTCATAAACCAGCTTCGGCTCCGGCCTGATCCCCTGAAACAGCTTCTTCATCCCCGAAAAGGCTACATCCTTTGTCATATCGACAGCCCCCTTGCGCCCTGACTTTACCGCCCGGTACTGTTCAAGAGGGTTCTCCATCCCGAACCACTGGAGCGCATCAGAGAGGGCACCTTGGAAGCGCAGGGTTATGATCGAGCCGTCGGCCCTTCGGCCAAGGATCAGGTGAAGCTGCTCCCGGCCGGTCTCGCCCAGCTCATCTTCCTCGTCTGGGAAAAATGTCGCGTTCCACAGCATGACCAGCGTCATCAGCGCCATTGCCTTGGCCCCCAGCTTGGCCGCCTTCCATGCCATGACTCCGGTGAAAGCCGCCCCGCCGCCCTCGTGCTGAAGGTTTCTGAAAAGCCGGACGTATCGGGGGGCGTTGATCTCGATCCATGAAAAGAAGGGCACTATCCGCTCCCGGATATACTGCCCGGCATGGCTGATATTGCCGTAGTCGCCGATCAGCTCGCGGGCCAGCTTTGCCGCCTTGGCGTTGATGTTTTCGACAGCGTCCAGCTCGGCCTTTCGGGAAGCCCCGTAAACGATCTCGCCAGCGTTGAGCTTGTCCATGAAATATCTGTACGCTGCCAACCGGAGGATGTTTTCCCGCAGCGTGGAGAGCTTCTTGTTCATCGCGTACCAGCGGGACAGGGCGTTTTTGCTCTTCCCGTCAAAGAAATCAACGAGATCGCCGACAGCCTTTACGTTATTCAGATCGGGAATGTCCATCTGGGTCATGCCGGTATTGATGACGCCGCGCTTGATCAGGTCGGACATTTCGTCTGAAAGGGTCTCTGTGCCCTTCCCCCGGAAAGTCGCCCACAAATCCTTGAAGGCTTGCCAGAAGTACCCCGTGATGATCTTCGGGTCATAGGCCATTGCGATGTCCAGGTCGCCGGACATATTGTTGATGTTGTATTTGATGACCCGGAAGGGATTCATAAGAATCCATTGCTTCCATGTCGTCAGCACATCCTTTGAAATACTCGCCGGGAGAGAGTCGCCTACCTTCGGCCGGAATTCGTTAAGGGTCATGGCGAGTCCTTCTTTGATGACCCACTCGGCATCCTTGCCCCTGGCCAGCACTTGCCTTACGGCGTCCGGCAGGGTCTTATTGCCAGCCAGCACTTGAGAAATGGCCTGATCTGTTATGGAGTTCGCAAAGTAAAAGGTAGAGCCCACTTCCGGCTTGTGGGTCGTGTACCCTTCGGGGACCAGATCCCGGTATGTGACCCAATCCTTGCCGACGGTATCCTTGACAAACTTGTTCCGGGCGGCTATCGCTTTGAAGATCATGGCCGCGGGCATGGAGCCCGGCCCCCCGTGGTTGATCAGATAGTTCAGCAGGGCGAACATCCGGGGATGAGGAGCGTAATCGAAAGGCACTTCGTCCTCTTCGGCCGCCTTGCGCTGCTCCTCCTGGTCGGCAATATGCTCAATGACATCGTCGAATTCCTCTGGAACGTAGAGCCCGTCCTCGGACGTAACAAGGTTCGCGAGCTTCCTGAATCCGAAGGCGATCCTCGTCATGAACGGTTTCAGCGGGTCCTCTATCCCGGCGAGCCCCATTTCACGCGCCTTCCGGTTGAAGGTCGCCATGTTCTGAGCCTTGGCCTCGGCTTCAAGCTGCGGCTTAATATCGGACAGGCGCTCGATCTCTTTCAGAGCCTTGACCGTCTCGATCTGGGTGAGGGCCTGAGAAATGACCTCAAACTCGGCCTCGATATACTCCGTGTTGTAATCAAGCGTGGAACCCTTGCGGCCGATCTGCCAGCCCTTCCTGTGGGTCCGAACGTCCTGAGAGGACACGCCGAAATTCGGGTTTTCGGCATTGTTCTTATACAAAAGAACCTGATGATGGAAGTAGGCCGCCGGATCATTGGCCATGTCCTTCTTCAGGAGCTTGTGCTCGATGAGCTGGCCCGTGAGGTCCTCCATGAAGGCGTTTCTCTTTTCGAGGGCTTCGAGGATCTCCGGGTTTGCCTCGGCGAGCGCCTTGAAGTGATCATAATCTTCCTGGACCTGATCCCGGCTCTTGTATCCAAAGGGGAGTCCCTCGTCGTCCACGGTCAGTGTGCCGTTGTCGAGGTCGCGGAGCATATCGGGCAGAATGATATTCATCCCGAATACCTCGCGGCCGCTGGGAGAGAGCTTACCAACGAAGCGCGAAAGCCTCTGGGTTGTTTCATTTTTTGCCCATGCCGGGACATCCTGAAACACCCTGAGCACGTCGATCACCGCGCCGTCCTCTTCGGGCGAAAGGTGCTGAAAGTGTCTGGTGAAATGATCCCAGCCGACCACAAGGGCATCCTTCATGCGCTGTTTCATGGGCGTCTGCTTGATCCCCTTGGCAGCCTTCAGGCGTTCCTCGACCTCTGGGAAGAGGGACGTGCTATCGACGGTAGCGGACTGGACAGAGTATTGTTCTTTTCCCTTGACTTTTTCGGACTCCTCGGATAGTATCTTTCCTCGGAATGTCCCTCGTTGAGAGCCAGGAATCGTTGAGACGGGGGAAGTCGGATTGGGGTTCTCCTGGGATCGCCCAAGCCCATCTCTCTCCCAGTCGATTTTCATATTCTCTTGCCGTCCCGGTCTCAAATATGGGAAGTGTGTAATCAATCCCCCTTCAAATGGTTCCTGCTCGACAACTGCGCCTTCTGGATTGACGACCACCATGTGTTTGATGCCGTCCTGATAAGCCCGGACATAAACCCGGTTTCCCGACTTGCTGTCAACAAGACGCACCGCCGCATTTTCAAGCGTAACAGGGACGTTCGGCAACCATTTTGCTTTCTCGATATGAAGAGCGTTTTTGTCATCGTTCCAAATTAAATGTTTCGCCCTGTCCGCCAGCGATCCTCCTTCCGGATTTTTTAGGAGAATGGTCGATCCGTCTGCCGCTGTTACGGTCTTCGGCCACGACATGAATACCAACGCCGCCTTGTTCGCGATCTTCTGGTTCGGCCCTTTTATATCAAGAAACTTCGGCTTAACATCATCCGCTGGAATATCCGATTCGCGTAACCTATCCCCAACGGCATAACTCTCCGCGGCGGCTTCTGTCCCCTGGGCTTCCCTCTCGAATATCTTCCCGGTCTGGAGCTCCCGTCCGATCATCCCGGCGGTCCTGATCCCCACGAGGCGGGCGATAAAGTCCTGAATCTTCTGCCAGAGCTGCGCGAGAGCGTTCGGTGTCGGTTTCGGCCCATTCACGAATGAAGCCAGCCAGTTCGCCCGGTTCTCTTCTCCGCTCAAATCTTTGTCCCACTTCCCTTCCTTCTGGATGCGGGCGTTCAGGATCACCTTGTCAGCCGGAGCAATGACCCCCAGCTTTTCAAGCCAATGGACGGACTCATGGGATAGGGTAAACGGCGCATTTGCGTTGTCCCTAACAATCTTGATAATGCCCCAACCCGGAACGTCAAACCCCTCAAACGATCCGGCAATAAACTCCTTCGGCCCCAACTTCTCCTGGCTGTATCCCGCCCTTAAGGTTATGGAATTCTCGGCGATTGCGGCCACGCCATATATGGTCGCAGATTGTCCATTTTTAAGAGTGACGGTAAAGTTTTCACCGTCCTGTGCGACCTGCTGCCCGGGGAAGAGGGATTGGACGGCGTCCAAGGTGAGGGCGTTCCTTCTAACTCCCCTCTGCTGGATTGAAGCCTGGGCAATTGCACGATTCGCAGCCTTGTCACCAATGTCCTTGACGCCCTGGGGCACATGCCTCTCCTGTTTCGCCCAGATAAATGCGTCCCTTCCACCGGTCGCGTTGACATGGACAAAATATCGCTCGCCTGTGCCTCGATCATTATAATGCCACGAACCCTCTTTCCCGATGATCCTTTGCAGTAAATTCCACTGAATCGGATCAACGGTCAGGAAGGTCGTTCCGGCGGGGACCCAAAACCTGGTTTCATTGTTGATCACGGTATAGGCAACCGGTCCCGTCGCAGGGGTTATCGGCTTTCCTCCATTCAAGGCTTGCAGGCTGTCGGGTGCGTTATATTGAGATGCTATGCGGGGCTTGAGCTTTCCGCTTTTTAGAAAACGGCTGAGATCGGTCGGCTTGCTGATGCCAATCGTCGCGTTTTGTCGCGGGTAACCGATCCCTTCATAAAACGACCATTCGTCTTTATCCGCCACATCCTCAAGGACAGGGACAATGCCCTTATATTTATCTATTGGAATGCCGGTTTCAGGATCTCCGACGCTAACCCCTCTCGCGGCCATCTGCGCCTCTACCTCACGCAGCTCCCTGTCCTTTGTCGCCAGCTCATCTACTTTCGCCCAGGGGGTGTCTATGACCTTCTCCAATTTCGGTTCGTTGCCTTTGAGCTCCGCTATGGATTCCTTTGCGGCTGTTTCATCCGCATCCAGGCGTGAGAGATATTCCGTCACTGTTCGGGAGATATTGGCCCTGACATCGACCTCGGCCTTCTTGTCTTTGTCAATTTTAATATCGGCCAGTTTCCGGACAGAGCTCAGGATGCCCCCAGAGATTTTAAGCCACCGCGCATAGGGATCTCTTTCCGCTCCCTCAATATCGGCCTTGACGGGAAGTGGGGTAAAGGCGTATTTTTTCACCTTCTTTTCCTTTTTCCCCCCGTCCTTATCCTCTACCTCTTCGACGACATCCCGCTCTGTGTGACTCCCAAACACCAACAGGGCAGCCTTTTTATCCTCTGGCCATGAGCCGGGATCGGTCAGGATTGCTTTTTCAAGCGCCTCGGCTATCTCCTTGCCGTGCTTCTCCAGCACCAGCGCCCTGTCATCACCGACAAACCGCACCGCTGTCACCTTGTCCATAATGTCGCGGCTGCGTTGGTAATCTTTTATGCGTTTCTCTAAGGCTTCAATCCGCCCGGGGATTGCGGCCAGGTCCATTTTCGACCGTCGAACAACGTCGAGATGGGCGGCCTGCTCGAACCGAAGCCCCTGCACCTGCTGGAGCAAGGTAGCCTGGGTAGCCATGAGCGGATCGCCCGAGGCTTCAGCCGCCATCATCTTCGCGCTCATGGTCTCGTCGCTTATGTCCTCGATAATGTCGAGGTTGATGTCTCCGCCCAAGACGGCATTGAGCACCTTCCCCTTGGCAAAGACTTTGTCCCACCGGGTCGCGTCCACCGTTGTCTCGGTGACATAGTTCCAGATATAGGTTCCTGGCATCCCCTCGTTGGCATATAGATTCCCGGCCCGGATGCCACGCCCGTTGCGCTGCTCCCATGCAGAGAAATTCCACCACACATCAAGATGATGAATGTCCGACACCCGGCCCTGAATGTTGACCCCTGTGCCCGCCTTGCTGGTGGACCCGATCAGGACACGAATATCGCCAGCGTTGACTTTCTTGAAGAGGGAGCGAAGATTGGCCGCCTTCTTTTCTTTGTTGGTATGGTCGGCGTCATGAATGAAGGCGATCTGATTTTGGGGAATCCCTAATTTCACCAGCTCCTTCTTTAACCCTTCGTATGTATTCCACCCCGTAGATGCGCCATCGTGCTCAAACATCTCTTCATTGTAAACAATCAATTCTTCAGGGCTTAATAGGGCGATTTCACCTTCGGTCTTATACTTGAATTTATCCGCGTATTTGCGGGGGATGCCCAGATCTGCGAAGACAAGCTGAACGCCCTTGTGCTTTGCCTCTTCTTTCCATCGCCGATACATGATCTGCGACGCGGCGGCGATCTTTGAATCCTGCTGCATCTCCGTGTTGGTATAGTGGTGATCAAGGCGCTGGTCGATGGCCACCTTGCTCATATTGGAGATGATACGGAGCATGTTGTCGGGGACGCCCTCATATTCGGCATTTTTCGGGTCCGCCTCTAATGCGGCACACCGTTCCAGGATGATCCGTTTGTAATCCTCGACATACTGGTTGGGCTGCACTTTTATCCGTTGCGGTTCCCCTCCCCGGATAATCGGCCTCTTGACAGGCGTATCGTCTGCCCGAACGCTATCGACATTCTGATATGCCGTAGCCAGGAGCCGCCCCGCATTGACGATCCGGCGGTTCGTGGTGATGACCTTGTATTGCCCGCGGGCTCCGTCCCATTCTAACTGAGATCCCATGTCACCGTAGTTGGCAATCCAGCGATCAAACGACCACACCCCTTGCCTCTTTACCTCCTGGGGCTGAAGCATCCGCTGGATGTTGTACATCTCGGCGATGGAATTCGACAAAGCCGTCCCGGACGCCAGGACGACCCCGTCCTTTTTTGGGAACTGGGCGTTCATGTATTGTGTCTTGCGAAAAAAAGCCTTTGCGGTTGGACTCCCCACAGGGTTTAGGCCGGTGATCCTGGTCAGCCGGGTGGCATACGGGACGTTTTTATATTTGTGGGCCTCGTCCACGATCATAAGGTCGATCCCCAGGTCGTCGAAGAAAAGGTTCTTTCTTTTTGCTTCGTCATGGACACTCGGCGCTTTTAGCTTTTCCTCCAGAGCGTGTAGTTGGACCTGAATGTCCTGTTCCAGAATCCGCGCTCCGTCCCTCTTGGCTTCTTCAAGAATTTCCCGCAGCTCCAGGATCTCCTCTTCGATAAACACCCTTTCCGATTCCGGCGACAGGCCGATCCGGTCAAGGTCCTGCTGTCTCATAATCGCTATGTCGAAATCGTTCAGGGCGATTTTCTGAAGCGATCTCTGCTTGCGCTGCTCATTGGTAGAAACACGCACGGGCAAGATGTTTGCCATCGGGTAGAGGTTTTTGATCTCCTGGACCGCCTGCCCCATAGTTGAATCATTCAGGGTGACGTAAAGGACCTTTTTCTTTCCCCGGAGTCTTTTCGCCTCCATAGCGATCAGGGCCATCGTCACCGTTTTACCCGTCCCGACTTCATGGCCGAGATAGAGGTTTCCGTTTTTCAAGTATTTCCATGTCGCGTTCATCTGGTGCGGGTAGAATGTCAGCGCATCAGTAATCCCGAGGGCTTCCTTTTCCTTTGGCGTCACCATCCACATGCTTTTACCGGGGAAGGTAAGGTGAGATCCATCCGCCTTCATTGGGATGGAAGTATTGATGATGTCATTGAAACGCTTGACGGCCTGATCCGCCCGCTCTGTTTCAGCAAACAGCCAGCGACCGAATTCCAACTGAATGTCCTGGAGCTTTACTTCAGCGGCCTGGGTTGCAACCTCGTCAAGGAATTGTTTTCTATCGACAGTATATGTGACTTGCGGGCGCTTCCCCATCAGAGCGCACTTCATGAGCTCAAAGAAATCCATGCGCTCGGTGCCCCATACCGTCGTCGCCTCAATGCTCCGCTTTGCCGCAGCTATCTGCCGCTGCACTTCGGCCTTGTTTTCTCCGAACCCCTTACTGTAGCCACGGTATTGCTCCTTCCCGCGGAACGACATGGACCACTCATTGCTAACCGGGCTGAAATTAAAGACTGCGTGGAGGTTCCGCAGTCCCATCTTGTCTCCCACAAACTCCGCCAGGTGCTCGGGGCTGATCCACGACGCGCCGATGCGGGCGGTAATTCTGTGCTGGGGGATCTCCGGCGGTTGCGCCGCCTCAAGCAGGGACACATTGCGGGCATATTCAGGGTTGGACTGCGCCATGTCCCTGGCGACGGCCAGCTTTCGCTTCACGTTGCCGGACAGGTATTCATCCATTGTCTCAAGGAATCCGGTCTCAGGGTTCTCGATGATCTTATCGGCAACGCCTCTTGCGACAGACTCGACATCCGAATTTCGCAGCCGCGCCATGTACTCAAGGTTGGGATACCCGAACTCGTCCAGGGCCATCGCCAGGGCGTCATGGTCGGTATCCGCGCTGTTCGGGCGAGAGGCTATGCCGGTGATGTTTTTGGTGAAGATGTCCGCGATCTTGGTGACTTTGCCCGTATCCGGGTCATACTCTTCCAGGGCGATAACCCAGGCGGAATCAGTATAATCGACATACACGTCATGGTTCTTCGGGTCGTTGACCGGACCGAACTTCTTGACGAAGTGATCGTAATACTTTTTGAGTTTGGCCTGTTCTGCCTTGACAACCGCGTCATCCGTCTCAGTCTTTTGCGCCCTCAGCGTTGCCCGCACTTGATCCAGAATATTGACATACCCACGGGCAATCGCGGCCTTCTTCTGTTCGCTGGCCGTTGCGACTGGTAGTTTTACTTCCTCACCATCAATCTTCTCACAGACCTCGCCCTTATCATTGATGTATGCGCCGCCCTCTTTGACGGTTCCGGGCGCTGAAATAATGTCATCAATCGACCTGGCTTCTTTGACTGCCTCGCGTTCAACGATCTTATCCGGAAATGCGGCGGCGATCCTCTCCAGGTTGGCCTGCAAATCGCCCTCGCCGACTACCCGCAGACCCTCGTTCCCGAATCTTCCGGTGATTTTTTCCAGTTTCCCGGCAACCATCTCCGGATGTTTGAGGAAGTAATTATTGATAGTCAGTCCGGTTGATTCATCCTCACCCGCGGTCGTCCATTCCTCGACGGGGATGCCCGTGAACTTGCCACCCTCTATTTTCTTTCGGAACACAAGGATGTCCGTCGCTACTTTCGTGGCGCTGTAAATGCCCGAAGGCAATCGGATCGCACCCACAAAGTGCGCCTTCTCTGCGTATTCTGTCAGGTGTGCGCCAACGGTATCCAGCGTGTTTGACGTGGTGATCATCATGCTCAACGCGCCCGGAGCCGTCAGGTTGAGCATCTTGTTGATGAAATAGTTGTGGAGGCTATGCCCGCCCTTGTTGTGCTTCAGATCAGTCGGCGTAATTCTCTCGAACGGGACATTGGTGATGGTCAGGTCATACCGGTTGTTCGGCTTTTTCACGTCCTGGAATGCCTTGTTCTCGATGGAGGCCAGCCCGTACAGCTTCGAGGCAATGCGGGCACTCAGGGTGTCCATTTCGATTCCCTGCAACGCCGTCCCATGTGCAAGGTCCGCTGGCATAGTCCCAAGAAACAGGCCGTTTGCTCCGGTCGCCGGGTCCAGCACGACACCATTCGTGAAACCAAGGCGTTGCGCCAGCTTCCACATGAATTGACCGACAGGAACGGGGGTATAATAGGAAGAGGTTGACGATGATGCTGCATCCCGCAGCTCGGCATCAGTGAGCTCGGCCTTGAGAAGTTCTGCCTTGCCCGCCCATGCAGCAGTGGGTTCATAGGCAAACAGCTCCGACATGCCGCCCCAACCGCTATACTGAGCCAGGATGTCTTTTTCGTTTATTGACGCCTTGATCGTTCGTTGGTTTTCAGGAACCTTATCGGCTTCTGTCCATCCGCCGGGAGGAGCTTCCCCGAACGAGACTGTTCCGGACGAAGCCAATCTGTCTTCTGATTCTATGAGATTGAGTAATTTGACAGCAGATAAATTAAGACTGAACCGGACGGGTACTGATTTCGGATCGTTTAAGGTGGGATCGGTTATTCGGTAGTTTCCGGCGGGAGAAGTATGTACTCCTTCAGCACTATCTCCATCGCCGCGTTGTACTGCGCCCCTCTGTTTACCAGGGACGAAAGTTCCGCCTTCGCCATCTTCGCCGCCCTCTCGGTCTCCTGATCGAATGTCCCCTTCTTCATCAGGGCTGCGGTCAGGCTTGGCAGTTTCTCCTTCCAGTGCTTCTTCGCCTTCGCTTGAAAGACCCCCATTGATACCACCCCTTTCCTTGGAGATGTAAGTCGGGTTTTCACCCTCGTACTGGATATTCGTCAGCTTGTAATCTAATATATCATCAGGATGCAGTTGTGTCAAGTAACAAACCGCCCCGGAGCCGTTCTGCCCTTCCGACGTGAATGCTTTGTCATATCCTTCATACCCGTCCGGCTGCATCATCGGTCCGAATGATGTCTCGTCATAACGATACCAGAAATAACCATCCTTTGATGGTTCGGACGCCCAGATCGCCGTATATCGCGCCTCCACCTGTTCCAAAAGGTATCTCAACTGGAGCTGAAGCAGCAATTCGTGAGCCTTTTCAATGGGGACGTAATCATCCTTGAGGGACGGCTTCCCGGACTCATCCCAAACCAGACCGTCAAGCAGGTGTTTGATGGTCGCATTGAACGTCTCGCGTTCCTTTCCCGCAGGATATACCAGCCTTGTCCCGACACCGGCCTTGCCGCCTACCCTTCCGGCAGCGACGAAATCGTTGACCAGGTAATTGTTCTTGCCGGGCAATGTATCGTAGATGTACGCCTCGAACGCCCTGGCCCACATCTCCTGTTTCCGGGCGGTGTAGTCCGCATCCATCTGCACTGCGGTGTTATAGTAATCGGTTTTTTTCCTTACTGTATCCTCGAACCTATCCGTTACCTCGTTCTTTACCGCCTCGATCCGCACCTGTTTTTTATTGGAGACCATCCGCTTGAGAAACATGGAATCCTTTGCGAGCAGATCATCCACCAGGCGGGTCCCGGCATCGAAGTCATAGACATGGTAGAATGTTTCGATAACAGCGTTTATTTCTGCTTTTGCATCCGCAGAGGCCAGATCGTGAAGCCCGTGACCCCATTCGTGGGCCATAGTTCCGTCGCCATTGTCACGGGTGAAGTTGATCGTTTGGACAGTGGGGAAGTATGCCGCAGCCGCGCCCTTTGCCTTGTGCCCCAAATTAGCAAACTGCACGGCCAGGTCGCCGCCCAGGCTCATGCCGTTATCGGGTGCGCCGATGGTTGCCGCCAGATCCTTGAAGGCATCATACGCCGCCGGGATGACGCGGTTGCGCTCTTCCTGGTTGATCCATCCCTCTTCTCCGAAGCCGACGCCCTTGAATCCGAAAGGTGCCTGAAAGTCCTCGGTCTTTTTCAGCTCGACACCCTCCCGGTAATCGGGAAGGCCGGAGCGAACCACCATCTTGTTGCGCCCGCGTTTGTTGATGTCGATCTCCGAAAGCAGGATGTCATTCTCATCGGCCAGTAGCCGCTGCCAGGAGTCGGTCAGGAAAGTATAAAGACTGTGCGGCCTATCAACATAATTGCGGTTGGTCACAATACCGTGGAAATTGTTTGGTCGATCTCCATACGAAGGGAAGGTTCCATCTTCTTTTCGGGCTCCAAACAGCACGGTATCCTGTAACCGAAAAATAACATTCGTGATGCTTGCCTGCCCGTTAAAGCAATCAATGAAGGGCTGAATGGTCTTCCCGTAATCGCTCGCCCATTCCTTGAGCATGTCGATAGAGCCGTCACGGAACCTGAGCCAGTGTTCGATCTTATCTTCTATAGTTTTGCCGGACACATAGCGCAGCCGGTCCCGGTCTTCGGCAAGGTGTTCTTTGAACGTCAGGAGATACTTTTGTATTTGATCCTTTACCCGGACGACACCCGGCGTCGCGCCTTCGGGAAAGTCAATCGCCCATAATTTCCCAGGGACCATTTCGTCGAGGATGATCTTCGCCGCGGACTTGGGTGGTTTATCCTTTATCTTCTGATTCAATTTCTCCGGATCATAGACATAGCCGACGTTCTTGAATTCGCCCATCGCGGCCTTCCGGGCCTTCTTTTCTTCGGCGGCCTCCTCCTTGGCCTTTTTCTCGGCTTTCTCCTGGTCGGTCAGCTTCCGGCGCGTCCGGGCTCCCCCCTCCCCCTTCCCGGTGTTCTCGTCAAGGTCGATTACCTCACCCTCTTCGTCAGCCTTTTCTTCCGTGACCCCATCCCTCCTGTCTTTCAGGAACTGTTTGAGGTATGGCCGGATCGCATCGCCGAACTGAACCACGATGGTCGCGGCAAACTCCCGAAGCCCCTTCCCCACCTTTATGAAATGATCAAGCGCCGCCTCAAAGTGGGGCTTCGCTTTCAGGTAGGTGTCCTCATCAAACCCACCGGGGAAAGACTTCAGGGACGCCCCACCGAACAGTTCATAAAGACCCTTCAGGGCTTCTCCTGCGCCTTCGACCCCCTCCTTGGCGACATCGGCCAGGATGTCGTCGAGAGCCTTGGGTTGCGCTGACGGGATATTGCCCTTTTGTTTATCCCTGGCAGCGGCAAAGATGTTCTTGACGGCTTCGTTTGTCGTCTTCGGGGGTGTCTCTTTCTTCTCCGGCATGTCGAGCAGCGCGTCCAGCTCATCATCGGAAATCTCGGAGATCTCCTTCAGGATGTCGGCTTTTGTTTCCGGGGTTTCGAGGTTTGCCGCATCCCACCCGCGATACCATTCTTTTTTATTCTCCGCATCCAGGCCAGCCGGGGCAACGCGCTGATCACCCGACAGAAACGCCTCGCGGCCCATGACCCGCGGGGTGCGCGGTTCCGCTTCGCCTACCGGCCCCCTCTTCCCACCGGTCCCCGCCGCCTTGATCTCTTCTTCGTCGGGCAGGTTTTTCGTTCCCGTTTCTTCACGCCTCTTAATCGCCCGCATCATATCATCAACAGCTTGCTCTTTAGAGTGCGGGCTCGTCCCGATAACGCCCTTGTGTGGGCCTTCGCTCACCGTAGCGATATAATTGTCACCAACCTGGGCAGACTTGACTTTTGTGACAGAATGGGGCGGGATCTCAGGGGTTGTCTTCGCCGCCCCTTCTCCAAACATTTCTTTCCAGAGGCCGGGAAAGAGTTCCTTCATTTGGGCTTCGATTTCCGGACCACTTTCCTTGAGCTCGCGGACTTGCTTCTCGATATTCCTTAGCCGTTCCGTGACATCGTTATAAGTAGGTGTCTTGCCGAACCAGCTATCCCTCCATGCGTCGGTGTCTGCGTTGTCTGCGTCTGAGGCGGCCTTCGCTCGCTCACCAAGCTGTTTAAGCGTGATCTCTTTATTGTCGAGCTGGCGAATAATCTCCTGATATTTGGCGACCCGCTTCTCCGCAGCGGAGATCTGGTCAGGGATGGATTCGTACCTCTCCTTTATTTCGGCCCGCTTATCCCAATAGCTCTTGACCTCAGCCTCGGCTTCTTTTGTAATCTGGTCCGTGGACTTGCCCACGGGCTTGCCGGAGTGCTGTGGGAGTTTATTCAGCGCCGCCGTGACCTTTAACTGGGCGACCTTCTTTTTGAAGTTCTCCAAGTATTCAACGGTGTTGAGAATCTTAAATTTCCCATCCAGAGGAACGTCAATAATGACGTACATGGGAGACTCTTCGCCCTCGTACATCCCCTTTTTCTCGTATGCTCTCCGTGTCTCGATAGCCTCGTCAATGTGTTCGAGCAGATACTTCTTTACTGCCCGGGCCTTTTTCTCCTCCTCTTTTGCCTTGGCTTCAGCTTCTTCTTTGGCCTTGGCAGCCTTCCCGTCGGCCTCTTTTTCCTCTGGCTTGGTCTCTTTTTTCTTCTCCTCGACCTTTTCGGTCGGCCCGCGCTTGCCCCCAGTACCGGCAGCCTTGATCTCCTTGGGCAGTCCCTTCTCGAAATTCTCAATGTCCTTGATGGCGGCCTTCCCCTGGGGGTCAACGTCTTTTGTGCGCCCCTTGATTACGGCGATCCCTGCTTTAATCGCCTCATCCCGTGTTGCGTATATCTGTTGGCCAATCGCCGGAGCGTATCCCATGCCCTCAGAATCACCGTAATTCTTGTGAATGCTAACGCCAAGGTGGAAACCATCAGGGGCTGCTGCTATTTTTATCTCCCCTGTGCGCTTGGCCGCCTTACTGAAGGGAACAACAATCTTTTCGGGGTTGTTGTAAACGCCGTTATCATTGATGTCATGCCCCTCTTTCCGGTATTTCGCGACCGCTTCGTCTGATTCCTGCTTGGCCGACTTTTCCGCTCCTCTCGGCGCTCCCTCTTCCCGCTCCCCCTTGATATATTCGACCGCCTGTTGAATCAGGGGCTTGTTCCATCCCTCCGGATTCTGGCGGCCGTCTTGTAGCATCGTAATGGTATCGGGCAGATCGGTTATTTCGTCCTCGCTGAGCTCGATGCCCTCTTTCTTTAACCCGGCTACCACCGCCTTGGTGACTTTATCGTGCGCCGCCTGGAAGGCGTTCTCAGCATGATAGGAGACAAATTGAGACTCGGACTCCAGCGTTCCGATCTCCTCATCAATCGCCTTTTTGCGAGCCTTCGCCGCCTCATCCCTCCCCAGCTTCTTTCTCTCTTCTTTCAGGGCGTCGATCTTCGGCTTGTTCCTCTGGGCGATTTCCTCGCTGGCGGTGTATAGGTCATCCCATAGATCACCCATGTCCTGCGGAGTAAAATGTTCCGGGAATTCAAAGGAGTCCGATTCCCCAGCGACTATCGAGGGGAGTAAATCGGCTGGCTTTTCGGTCCCCGGCGCTCCGGTGAGGTCCAGCACCTTGTCGTCGGGAGCTGCCGCCCTTCTCTTGAGCTCAGCTTTTGCCCCCGCGACGCCCTGATCAGCCATTCCCCGCAATGTATCATCTGGCATCCGGCTGAAAACATCACCCCCGCCTTCCGGGCCTCTCTTACCACCTGTGCCTGCGATCTCCAGTTTCTTGTCAATCGCGGCCAGATTCTCAGGGGTCAAGTCCTCTTCGGACTGAATGTTGATGTCACCCTCGGTCAAAATGTCTTTTGCCGTGACGAGGTTCTTCCGGACGGCGGGCTCACCCTCGGTCAGAATATCCCGCGCCGCGCCTTTTTTGGGCTCCAGAGGCTTCCGAACGACGCCCCCCTTCTCTATACCTGTCTTATCAAGTGCCTCTTCAGGAAGGCCCAGCCATTGAGCCTTGGCTGCAATCCTGTCAACCAGCCGGTTAAACTCTTTCCGCTCCGGCTCAGACTCCTTGCCGTACAACTTCCTGGCTTTGTTGATGTCCGCTTGATATTCCAAATATCCCTTATAAAGGTCGGGGCTGATGTTCTTTTCCTTGAATTCATCCCTCAGCGAGGCCCATTTTGCCACATCCTCCCCGGTTGATTCGTCGCCCCGAATTTTCTCATCCAGCTTCAGGTATTCGGAAAACTTTGCCGTCATGTCATAATCAATGCCGCGACGGTCCATTTCCTTCGTGAAAGCCTCAGAGGCCGTGGCCAAGTCCTTGTCGGCCGGTCTCTTGGTCGAGAGATCCAGGGCGTGCTGATAGATGGACGGCAGGAACTCGTTCGGAATGGACTCCAGCTTGTTTTCCTTCACCGTATCTTTAACGAGCTGGGCCGCCTTGTTTTCATTCACCTTATCCATGACGCGCCCGGTCACATGAGCGCCGCCGCCCATCACCGCAGTAAGCAGGAAGATGTCGGCAAACACTTCCTTGTTGGACTGCGCGAGGTCGTCAAAGCTGGTCCATGACCGCTTCGTTTCTCCAGGCTTCAGGCCCATTTCCACGTCGATATTGTGCTGCCATTGCTGGGTCCATGTCTCTGTGAGCTGCTCTTCTGCCTGTATGGCCATAAACTTGCCGACCGCCGCTGCGCCATACTTATCGAGAGATTTCCCGATGACGGACTTCGCGAGCTGCTTTCCAAACACATTCTTGGCCACTCCGAAGAATAGCTCGAAGCCGAGGAGGTTCCCGATGGCTTCTGGAATGGCTTCTGAGATGCCCTGCTCGATCAGGTGTCCCTCGTTCCTGTCATAGGCGGTGCTCCACTCCTCCGGCGTCATGGCCCGGCCAGCCGCTTTCATGCTGCTCTCATTCAGTTTTTCAAAGAGTTCCTTCGCTGAGTTATCTTTCTGCATCCGGTAAGCTGCCCCGCCGGAGGCCGCCATACCGGCCGCCCGCCCCGTGAATGGTGCAGCAAGCGGAGCCCCGGCAAGGGTCGTCGCCGCGGCCGTACCAAGACCAGCCGCGAGACCAGCCCCCGCGCTTACCGCTGAAAAGGCAGCTTGCTGGGGGAAGCGTGTAAGGGTTTGAGTCGTAATGTCGTCAGGTGCCCCCAATAGGGACAGGGGAGCAAGAACAACGCGGTTATTTGCGTACTTCTGCTGATACTCTTCTGCGTCCTTGTTTGCCGTATCAATGATCTTTGTCAGAAAAGAATCTTTATCGGCTATGGCTGCCTTATCCCCGCCTCTGATCGCGCTCGCGACTGATCCGGCGATCTGCAAGGGAGCCCTGAAAGGCACCTCCAGGACAGATCCGACAGCTTCCGCTATATCCCCCGGAGCGGCCATTTCATAGCGGGCCGATGCTGCCGGTGCTGGGGCGGGTTCCGATGGTGCTGAAATAGCGTCAAGAAAATCCTTCGAGACGGGAGAGGGAACGTCCTTCGTGATGTCCTCAAAGAAAGACTTTGATACGGTCATCGGGCTGCGCGTTGTCTCGTCCATTTACATAACTCCTTTAACCACCGAAACTTGACTGATTCAACCTTGCCTCATTCTCCAGCCGCTTTTTCCTTTGCGCCGGGGTTTCTGCGGGGGCCACGGGCTGCCTGACCGGGCTTGTGGCCGGCGTTGAAAAGGTGCCTGGCATTGCCGACATGCTCTTCGGCCGTGTCGGGGGGGTCGGCTGTGGCGGAGCCGCTAAAACAGGGGCCGCCGGGGCAACAGGTGCCTGCGGTAGAATAGCTGGCCTTGTTACCATCCTCGGATCGGTAATGATCCCGGAAGAATCTGCAACGACGGCAGCCGGTGCTGGGACTGGGCCGAGGTTCGGTCTGTGCATAAGACTGTCCGATAGCGGCCTGGACGGATAGCCCGCCTCATCAACTGGAGCTGCCGGAGCCGGTACTGGGGTAGCCGCCACCACGGGTGCTGCGGGTGCCGGAGCCGCCGCCGGGGCTGGTGCTCCGGCTGCTTTGGTTTTGTCCTCTACGGACAGAAAGCCAAGCGCTTCCGCTCTGTGCGCCGGGTCAAGGCCGGAGACATAAGCCTTCGCGCCCGCGACATCCCCGGCCTTGTAAAAGTCGCTGATCACCTTGGCGGTATCGCGGGGGTTGCCCTTGTAGGTTGACGCTGCTGTGGGTTCTGCCGGGATCATCCCCAGGTCACGCCCCAGTCGAGCCGCGGTGTCCTGTGCTATCTTTGACCCCGGCCCGCCTATGATGGTTTCCGTCCCATCGGCGTTCTTAATCTTTGTCTCCAGCCCCTGCTTCCCGAATTCGACCCATGCCTTGAATTTCTCCTCCTGAGTCTTTCCCTGCTGCTTGAGGACCTCGCGCTGCATATCACCGATCTGCTTTGCCTGTTCCACATTATAGTGACCGGCGTTCACGAGTTCCTGCTGCTTGTAATTGCCCTTGATGGAAAGCTCCAATTTCCGTTCTTCCCACGCCCGGTCGAGCCCCTTCTCTTTGGCGAGGCTTTCCATCTTCGCATATTCCTGCGTAACCCTTTGCTGCTCAATGTTGAGCTTTTCTTTTTCGCGTTCGCTTGCAGCCTCGGCCAGCTTCATGCCGAGCTCCAGCTTCTTTTCAAACAAGGGGATCAACCTACCCAACAGATCATCTAAATTCATGGTGTGCCTCCTTTATTGATAGAATGACATCGGCACGATCATCATGCCGGGATGTGTAACATAGGGAAGATTGCTCGGAGTTTCCGACTCCAGCTTCTTTCGTGCGATCAAATCTTCCATTTCCTTCCACTTAAAGTTTCCCTTCACGGGGTCCGTAAAGCGTCCAAGATCGTTGATCCGGATGATGGCGACCCTGTCGCCAACCGCAAACCCGTAGAAATCTGAGGCGGCAATATAGAGCTCGATCCCGCGCACGACGCATTTGTAAACCAGGCCATAGGACCCCTCCGGGGGCTGCAAGATTTCCGTTATGATTCCAGAGGTATAGTAGTTTGTCTCAAGCCAGTTCCCCGAATAGAGAAGCGGAGAGGTCTCCTGGAACCACCACGCATGAGACGGCCACGGTTTTGCCAGCAATCCGATGAATTCACCCGGGATCGGCCACTTGGCATCACGCCTCAGATAATACCGGAAAGACTGAAACGGGAGCATCTTGTCGTACCCGGCGAATTCCGGGGCCGGGTATTCGGCATCCCGGCTCTCGACCACATAACCCTTTTCAAGTAAGTGGACGCCGGGGCAAACTCCATTCATGTCTGTTTTGGGTGACATGAGGCCGTCGAGGCTCTTCTCCGTCACGCAGCGCCAACCCTCTGGGTTTTCAATCTGGACATCCGGGGCGAATGGAATGTCGTTGATAAGCATACCATCCATGCTCTCAGAGAACAGCGACAGCACTTCCATGACCCCCATCATCCCGACAGGGAACGACAGAAGCCCGCAGTATAGATTCCCCAGACTTGTCGCCGGATTGCTTCTGACACCGGCCTCTATCGACGCCTTCGGCCCCTTTGAGGGAAACTCCGTGCTGCGGTTGAGCATCCATGTTTCAAAGCGCATGGTCCTGATCACATGAGGCGCGGCTTCTGTTTCAAAGAACTGCCTGAAAGAGGTCCAGTCCATGTAAGTGTGAATATCCTCATAGCTCTGTATGCTTTTCAGAGGCTTGATGTTATCGAGCCGCACGAGATAAGCGGAAAGAAAACCGAGGATCATCGCCGCGTTTTCCTGATAGTTATCGCCTCTGAACGGGAGCACCGATTCCCCGACGCCAAGATACCAGATGTCAGAAGCGACCGGCAGGGAAAGGGTCACATCGTAACCACCTTCAGGCCCCCGGACCGTTAAGTCGGCCACGTCCAGCACGGTGAGGCGGTCGCCATCGAGCTGATTATGGGGCTCCGCATCCGCAAAGCAAAGACGGATGAGCTCCCTGAATCGCTTCTGCATACCCTGAACCGGAGATCCAACGGCAGACCCGGCCTGATTCGCATTGATCTTGACCGCACCGGGATATTTTCTCGTCAGCTCTTGAAGTCGTTCTAATGCTTCGCGGGTGTCCACTTACGGAGCCCCTCCGATCTGGTGCGTCAAGGTGTTGATGATATTTGCCGTCCTGATAATGTCGGCTGCCTCTGCCGCGCCTTCGTTCCTGATCCGGTTTGCCGCGATCCGGTTTGAATCGTAGGCCACCTGGTAGTCGATGGAGCGCATAATTCTTGTCTTTTCGGCCTGGTCGGCCCCTTCCTGATACGCCGTCATTTCATCGGACACGGCCGTCCTGATCTTGTAAACTTCAGTCCGGTTTTCCTGCTCGGAAATGGATAGGCCGGTACGGGCAGACTGGGCCGTCATATCGGCGGCCTTTTCGCTCTCAATGGCCTCTCCCAGGCTGGTGACGATCTCGCCTTCCCTCTGGACGTTCTCGACTTTTCTGGCAATCAGCCCCCGCTTTGCCGGGCCAGCAATATCAGTCTCAAGGGCATACGCCTCTTTCTCTGCCCGGTCGGCCTGCAATTCGTACTCAACGAGGTTCTCTTTTGCAGCTTCGACCGTCAAATGAGCGGTGTCAGCGGTAAGCTGGGACTTCCTGACATCAACCTCAACGGCATCGAGGTTGATCCGGGCAATATCAGCACCCAGTTCGTCTTTTCTGGCATCAATGATGGCCAGCCGATAAGCTGCGTCGGCGATCTGGGCCTGGATCTCCAAGGCCCGGACCGCGGTTTCCAGGGCGTCGAGCTCTGCCCTTTTCTGGAGGAGGCGTTGCTTTTCGATCTCGGCCTCGACCGTTTCAGTCTCAAGGGCCTGTTCTTCGATCCGTCCCTGGAGCTCCAAAACACGGGTGCTTGCCTTCCGGATCGCAACAGACAGTTCTATCCGCTTTGTTTCAAGGGCCGCCCGGTCTGCTTCGAGGGCCTCCATCTTTGCATCGACCTCGGCAGCTTTCAGATCAACCTTCTTTCGCTTAGTGTCGAGAGCCGCGTCCTTCGCCGCCATATCCCGGTCATGGGCATACCGCTTCGCGGCGATGTCGATGATCACCCGCTGCTCGTCCGCTGTCAGCGCAGCCATGTTCTGATCAAACGCCCGGACCATCTGCGCGAGTGTTTCGTATGATATATCAACGAGGTAACTGTGCCCGTGCAGATAGGCCCCTGAATAGACGCCATAATAGACGGCCCTGTCCGCGACCTGATCCCCGAGCATCTGGGGAAGCTGGTGCAGAAACGGCGACCAGATCAACCGGCCCCGTGCCAAACTTCGATCATAAGCATCCTGAAGGCTCATCTTGAATCTCCTACGCGAGTAAATGTATCAGCTTTTCCGTTATTTCCGCGGTTGAGGCGGTCTTCGCCATATTGATCTGGTTTGCCTTGTCCGCGATGGCCATTGAAACCAGAGCGCTGCCGCCGGATTGCGTCACCCTTTCATCTTTTGCATCCTTGGGAATCTCGATATTGTTGACCCGGCTTCTCTTCAGCGCGATCTCGTTCTGGGTATGTGTCCGCACGGAGTCAAGTTCTGCCGTATTCGAGTCTTCGCTTGCGGCGATGAGATCCAACAGCAGGTCATTGAGGGCCGTGGCGATTTCCAGCCGGGCGTATGCCCTGAGAAGTTCCAGCTCTGCCCGCTGCTCTTCAACGCCGATCTTCACCGTTTCGAGGCCGATCTCCGCATTCAGGGTGAGCAGTTCATCTTGGACGCGCCGGACCCGCTCTTGCGCCATTTCGATCTTCACCATCGCGATCTGAATCCGGTTCTGGAGCTGCGCGGTCATTGCGTTGGCAAGGGCCAGAGACGCCGCCGCCTTTTCAACCATCTTCGGGATAAGCTCGGACTGCCTGTTCGTCAGGGTAACGGTCGCCGCCGCCTTCTCTATAATCAGGGGCACCAGCTCAAGGGTCTTTGTCGCTGTCTGGGTATCATAATCGGCCTTTGTCCTTCTCGCCGGGAGAATCACCGTCTCTTCCAGGTCGATGGCATTGGCCTGTGCGGCCAAAGCAGCCATAATGTACGGAATGACGTCCATCTTTCTCCGGGCGGTTGCGAGCCGGGCGGTTGCGAGCTGCTCCTGCCACGGCAGCGGGGTCAGCTCCGTCTCTTCCTTCTGGCGCTTCAGATCCTCGACCTCGATTTCGATGGCGGTCTTCGCCATCAGGACGGCGATTTCTCGTAATTCCTGATCAACCATGAGGCTTTCAAGGGCCTCGGCGTCGAGGGCTCGGACCAATTCCTTGTCGGCAAATTCCTTTTGGAGATCAGAGAAGAGGCTCTGCTTTTCGAGTTCCCATGCCATCGTCGCGGCCTTGAAGGCATAGTCATGCTCAAGACCCAGCGCCCGCAGCTCGCGGTCGATGGACTCCGCGAGGATCTTCTGATTGAGCTCCGTCAGTTGAAACTTCCCGGCGGTCTCGATCTCGGTAAACGCCTCGACAGCGAAGCCCGGCACGCCGGAATGATTTCTTGCAGCAATCGCGGAAAGAACCCCCGTGGTGTTCTTTTTATACTCCCTGAAAACGTCACTCTTCCCTTTGTACCAGAGGCTGTTTTCTGCATGTGATCCCATAGTTTACCTCGTAAGGATGATGGGGAATAACTCCACTTGCCCCAGCTCATCAAAGTCAGCGATCAGGAACATCCACTTACTGCCTACCAGCGTCCGGGGGAAGGATGTCCTTTTCCGTATGATTGGCGTACTTGATCCCTGCCCGGAGTCTGTGTCGGCGCGGATAACCGGGGAGGTTCCGGTAATGTCGAAGAAACCAGCCCTGAAATGCTTTCTGGACTGGGACCCGAAATTAGATGGCGACAGGATGACACCGGTGTGAAATTCGGCCCCCGCGTCTGTCTCCCCGTCCAGAACATAAATGCCCTCTTCCTTCGCGGCGTATGCCACCCCGCCCTCAAAGGCATAGGAATTAAAGGAGAAGCCGCTATAAATGGACGGCTCGAAGGTGCCCCCGTTAAAGGCCCACGCCTCCCAGATTTCACCGCTGATAGCGGCCAGGGCTTCCACGGCCAGGATGTCGGTCAGCGTCGCCCTCGCGATATGTGTTGGTACCGGGGCGGCCTCGGAAATGCCCAGGCTGGATGCCACATTCTCATTTATTACTAAGCCCATACGTCACCTATGATATAATGTCGGCCAGGTCGAAGCCTTCTGCTGCAAGTACCTGATAGACCCACCTTGTCAGCTCAACATCCCCGAATTCAATTCCCTCTTCAAGGATGATCTCATGGACGAAAGAGGCGATGTCCGCAAAGACAAGCGATTCCGTGGCCAGCCCGGTGAAATACCCATGCGAAGCGGACACGTCACCGAACCTCAGCGCCTCAATAACCGTATCCCCGGCGATATAGCTTACCTCTCCATCCTCGATAACAAGGGCTTCGTCGGCCACGAGCAGGTAGTATTTCTCAGTATCAGCGGCATCAAAGATAAAGACTCTGTCGGCGAGATAATGCCAGACTTTAAGCCATAGAACCTCATGGTCTTCCAGATAGAGATAATCATCCGCAACCTTCCCGATGATCTCCTGGACGGTTTCCGCGATCCCCAGCTCCTCCGCGTTCGTCTTGATCCAACCCCAGACGACCGCATCCCAGATGAACAGCTCCTCGAAACACTTGGAGTTAAAGAGGTATTCCTGGACAACTTCGTGGCGCATATTCACCAGGTCGTTGCTGTTCAGGTACAGCCTCAAGTAAATAGGCGGAAGCGGCTGAGGCTCCGTCATGTCGATGTCGAAGGATTCGTAAATCCATTCCCAGTAGTAGGGAACGGCGTTCGCGTAGGAAGAATGGCATTGAAGCTCGTCCGAGACCTCTTCCCAGTAAACATCAACCCCGTGGAGAACGTCCATGTGAACGTGAGCGATGAGCGCCGGGGTAACTGGCGTCGTCATAATAAGATTCAGAACGCTTTGACGAACCCGCAACGGGACTCCGAATCTCTCCTGGATGTCGATGGTGTCGTATATTTCCGTCCAGTGTTGCCCCCCGACGCGGCGAGGATCGTCGGCAAAGTCCAGCGTCTCTAATAGAACGTCAGAATAAACCGTCAGAACTTCTTCGGGACCAAGATCGAGGGTCTCTTCGATGAGATCATCATAGACAAGGCCGCCCACGTTGACGTTGCCCTGGATCGTCTCGTCGAGCCAGATGTACTCTTCAATTTCAAAGTAGGCGATAGCCATGTGCTTCCCCTTCTACTCCCGGATTACCGCGGAGCCTATCCACACATCGTTTCCCGTCACGTCGTTCGCATTTAGATATTCAGCGTAACCGAGACCGAACAACGGATTGTCTGCTGCGGCTGTCCACGTCACGACCTCTGAATCATTTACCTTGACAGTAATGTCCCGACCGTCCACGATCATCTCAACCTTGTGCCATGTGTCGGCTGCCAGCAGACACTCCCCTGTGTGCGGGATGCCAATGTCGCCGTCTTCATTGCCTGCCCCGATCCAGTAATAGACGGACCCGTCGCGTGCCTCGATGGCAAAGTCAAAGAACACTTCCCCTTCGTCCGTGTCTCCCAGGAAGATCCCCAGGTAATCATCAATGCCGTGGAATCTGAAAAACACCGTCTGTGTGATGCTGGGGGTTATGCCGGGGACAACATAACCGAACCCGGAAGGCTGCCCGTCTCTGGCGACCAGCATAACCGACGAGGACCCGACGTAGAACTGGGCCGTGTCGATCTCTGCACCATCGGAATAATCCGGGTCGTAGCCGTGCGAGCCCTCGATCCAGGTTGTCGCCTCATCTACTCCCGCGAAGTACAGCATGAGGAGCCCGATACTGTCGATGGCTTCGTCTGCAAAGTCTATCTCTTCCGGCATCAGATCCCAGTTGTATTCCGTATCCCACACCATATCTTCAAGGGCAAAGTCTTCCTGATGGCCCACAAATGCCTCAGCGTTCCTGAGCATGAACCCAAACTCGGCCTCATCAAGAAAATACTCTCTCCACGGTTCCGCAGAGACCGGGACAATCGGGCACATCACATCGAGGAACGAATAGGACCAGCCCACCAGTCTCTTCGCCAGGGAGTCGCTCCGCATTATTGGGTTGCCTTGCATCTGGAAGAGAGGGATAAGTGAATTCATCTTGGGAGTGCCCGGAGTCGCCACGTTCCGAAACATTGTTCTGTGGTTTACAGCGATCAACTCGCTCCCGGGGGGGATTAGGCCCTCTCCGAAAAATAGCATTTCTTCGGTTAAGTCAAGATCCGCCTCCAGATACGTTGTCTCATTTCCCGATTGCACCGGGGCGTCATCCACCAGCTCATGGTGCGGGAAATCATCGGGCATCTGGGATGAATTCTCATACGGTATCCAGTTCCGCTTCTCTGCCCCATCCGCTATCGGGTACGCCGTGCTAATAAGGACGTCGCCGATGGGGGCATTCTGGTATCCACCCGCTTCGTTCGCAAGATAAAACGAGTCAAGGTACAAGTTGCACGGACCGCTCTGGTAGCCCTGGGAGCTGGCTGGCTTTGTTTCAAATCTGACGTTGTCCAAACGTGCCCTGGCGTCGTAAGGGTTGTCGCCAAAACCAACGTAAGCGGCGGTATTGATTCCCGTCTTGGTTATGTAAGTCCGGCCATCGACATCAACCCGGACGCTCCCGTTTTTATAATTAGTCACGTCAACGGACAACTCGATAAAATGGTAATCTATCCCCGCGTTTGGTATTGGAATTCCCGGACCAGAGAGGAAAAAAGAATTGCAATACTGGTAGTCGTTCGTTATGTCCGGATAGTTTGTGTCTCGCTGCCATTCCCCGCTATATAGCCTTGTCCCCAGCCCGGTGCACATCCTTATCTGCAACGTGGCTGCACGATAGGCTCCGTCAGCGTAGACCCTGTTAATGCTGCACAGGATGGTGAAATTCACAAAAGTGCCGGATCGAAACATGATACAAATGCTCGCATCCAACGTCATTACACTGAAACCAACGATAAGTTTATTCCCGAGGGAGATAACAGGAAGGGTCACGTCGCCCTTTATGTAATCATTCCCGTACATCGCGACAAACAGGGCATTGCTTCCGAAACGGCCACCGCCAGAGGCGATTGACATATTTGCTCCCAACGAGTATCCAAGCGCGGTGAAGAGAGAAACCCCGCCAAGATGATCGAACGATTCAACGTGTTTCAGCATATCAATACCCCCACTCGTATGTGCCGGTCTTGTCGCCGTCACTACCCGCTTGTTCAATCGGCGCGATATTCAGGCTTTCAATTATTATCCCCATGAACCACACGTATCTCCAGTGCTGAGTCAGGACGCTGTCGGCCATATTGGCGGAGTCAGGGAAAAGCTCAGTCCAATTCCCATCATGGTGGTCCTCGGCCAGGGCAAGCTCCTCTTCGATGTCAAGGCCGATCCCGTGTGATATTAGATCATCCGGGTATAGATACTCTTCCATCAATTCATGGTTGTCCCAAACGTAGGTGACGTTGATTTCAAGGGTTTCCTCGACATCTTCGTGGCCATCCCAAAGATAGGGCTCCTCAAGGCCGAACATCTCATCGAGGCGTTCGATGTAGTGGGCAGCAGTCGCATCGGAAAAATCAATTCCGTCCGTAAACAGTTCCTCCCAGAACCCATCCGCCCAGTCAGCAGCGTCAACGCTTTCTTCAACAAGGTTATGCCACTGAATGAATATCTCGTCCGTGAAGGCGATCTGCCCTTGCGCGAACAGATAGATCCAGGGGATGATCTCCTCAAACTTAATCTCTTCTTTTATGCGTTTGTCGAAGGAGCGCGTCACCACCAACTCATCACCCCAATACAGCGAATCAATAAATTTCCAGGTATATTGATAGGTTGGTTCGGTATCCGCCCATGTGAGTGTCTCGGCGTTCATCTCGTCAAAGAACCTGTGTGTGAAGTCATAGAACCCGAGGAATTCAGAAATCGTCTGCTCGAAAACGAGGTTGAACCGCACAAGATTCTGGTCATACATCGCGGGGTCTATCGTACACCGAGCGAGTTCTATCCCAAATTCCGACCCGTTGAGCGCCGTCGGGTTCCATATCTGGTACGGCTGGCCGGGAGCGACAACCTCGTCGTTCTCGAAGACCATCGGGTATGTGTCCCAGCCCCCCGTCGCAAGCGCGGTTGGGGAATAATTGAGGGGCGTATCCGTCGGGTTGGCCTCAGCTATTGGCTCTGCCCCTGTTTTCTTAATGCCCTTCAGCGCCGTGGAGCCGACTGCGTTCCTGTATTGCCCCCTTGCCAAGGCGTGAAGAACCGCTCCGTGAATGGTTGGAGAAGACCCTGCAAAATCCACGTTCGTGAATCGCAGCATCTGGCGGTCGCCCTCGGAGGCCAAGATCAGATAATCATCAACACCCTTCTCCCACGGAATAAAGAGCGGGTCTTGCTCTGGCGTCGGCTGGGGATAAGGCAGGGTTTGGGCGAAAGAAATAAAATCCTCATCAACATACTGGTATCGGTAGCCAGTGACCCCCCCAACGGGAGTCGCGTCATTTTCCGATCCGTCGGCGATAGGGAGAGCTCTTCTTACTTTCACGTTTCCAAGGAATGTATTGTTCACATCGCCTTCGTCGTTGCAGATATAGAAATCGTCAATGGTTGTCCCTGTTCCGAAAGAGGCGTCAGACGGCGCTCCTCCTGTATGGATGCCCAGCCCATTGATGTAGGAGTACGGGGCGGTCTCGTCTGGAAGGCTGGTTAGAATGTTTTGCGCTAAGAAACGGTTCACTAAACGACCCCCGACCCTAACCTCCATCCATGCTTGTGGTTGAGCCGAGGCGTTTCCATTGAGCGTCATCCCAACCTGAATATAGTGGTAATCACCGGACCACATATTCATCGTGGTGTTGATGCTCCCTACCCGCGTTGTTGCCCCAGAGAAGGTTTGGCTGATCCCGACGTTCCATTGATTCAGCGTGAGCGTGAGGGTTGATATAGCGCCCGGGGCGCTGCCGAAGTAGGGGTTGCCGTATGACTGCCCCCTGCCGTCCCCCCTGTCTATCTGCACCTTGGTACAGAAATCTATTGTCAGCTTCAGCAGCGACCGGGTTCTAACCGCAAAGCCAGCGTAGACGGTCCGGGACGGCCTGAAGCCTGTATTGAGAGCCACGGGGCCATTCCCCGAATACAGCGCCCTCCCGTTCTTTGTGGCATAGGGCTTGTTGCCCACAGGATCAATGCCCGAGACGATTTTGGGAACGACTGCCCCCCAGGAAAAGAAGCCCCACTTTTTCCCGATGTCGTAAATGTTATATTGGTCAAACCCATCCGAGAAGAGTAACATCAGACAATCCTCGCTTCAAAGTTGAACTCTGAGAAGTCCTTCAGCCCCAGCGCCTCGGTTGTGTAATACTTCTGAACCAGCTTCTGGATCTCGTATTCCAGCCGACCATTCCGGACCTGATCATTTGGGTGGCACCGACCGAAGTTTGTTTTGAGGGTAGAATAAAGATCACAGGCAGCCATGATCTCGACTTCATTCCGATTATTCCGTAGTGCTGCCGGGGGTGAGTAGCCGACCTCGCCGGGATACTGGGATCGCACATAGACCCGGTCCGTGAGCTGGGCTTTCTTCTGCTCATCAGTCAATGTGTTGTAATCATCATTCTTTAAGCCATCCGGGTCCTTCGCGACATATTTAATGTCAGCCGGGTCAAAATGATCACAGATTCCCTTGTTAAGCTCCTGCCTCACAAAGGTCCGGGCCGGATCATCCCACATCGTAACGGCCTGTCTCTGAACGATATAGACCTGGGCGGCCACGCGCTTTGTGTGTTTTGTCTGCCTGATAAACTGGGTCCTCAGCGGGGCATCCCTTCGGCATGTCGGACCTCCATTCATTATATTGAACCCGGCCATATACCAGAGTGCGGCTTCCCAGACGGGGGAAGAGTGCCACATGCTTCCGATGGGCGTGTCAATAAAAGTTGCCAAAATTCTCCATTGTTGGGCATTGCTCAGAAACCACCACGTTCTGTCCACGCCGTACGTTGCAGCCGAGCATTGGATGGTATTCATCCAGTTATCGTACCGGCTCCAGATGTCGATAAGCTCCGTCCGGGTATTCAGCGCGGTAATAAAGACCGGCTCCGTGGGAGCCAGGGGAATCTTGTTTTGTGTCAGCCGCCATGATCCGACCCCCGCCGTCTTGAGCGCCGGGTGTGTCGTTCGATGAAATCCGCCATCATTGATCCGTTTCAGAGTGCCCCAGCTAAAGAGGTTATTGTCGTCCCCGACCGTGATGATGGAGGCCAGGGCAAATGACACGTCCGCGATAAGCCGCCCAGTACCGACCCCCGACGGGTAGAAGCCACCGTTAAGCAGCCGCTCCAGCCCGGAATTGACGATGGGGATCGCGGGAGGGAGTTCTCTCAAGCGGACAAATTTCCACTTCGCATCGCAGTAACTAACTACGATCCCCATATAAACATTCTTTCCACAGACCCAGACTTCATCCTCTCCATACGCAAACTGCATGTGATAGGAGCTCATGTTCAGGGGCTTCATGTCCTTGTCGTGGGCAACCGCCCAGGCGGTAAATACGTTTTGTGCGAGAATGTTTGTGAGCTCGGTCTGCGCCGTGTCCCTGATACCCTTATAGTAGATATAATTCGGATCGAGCGGGGTGTTTTTCAGCGGCTCCATGAGGTCGTTCATCTGCCCGACCGTTGCTGAAAGGGCCTGTAATCTCGCCTGAACGGCAGGCGGCATCACCTTTGCCTCGTCGGACCCCTTCACCGGGGAAATAATCATTTGGTCGTTAAAAGCCTGGGGGCTCAAGGCTTTCCACTTTGCGATATTCTCCGCACCAGCGTTAATCTTCTCCATCGCCTTCGCGAATGTTCCGTCACTCGCTCCCGCGCTATCCGAGGCCAGGGCCATCTGGGCATTAAACATGAGATTTAATAGCGGGTTCCCGTAAAAGTCGTAGGAAGTCCACCACGCGTCTATCGGAAGCCCGGCCATGATCTTCTTGCCCTGGATGTCCGATGTCCAGTCAGGGGTAAATCCTGCCTCGGCGCTCTGGGCGTCGCCCTGTGAGTCGAGCGCAAAGAGCTCCTCGTCGCTGAAACGGTAGCCATCGAAAGCGGGCTTGAAGTCCTCAACGGACACGGGGAAGACATAGGGCAGCTTCGTTACCGGGTTATAGATGGTGGCCGCAGCGCCCTTCTTGGCATCCCATACGGCAACATATTCATGTAAGTGAGAGCCCGGAGCAGTCGGGGTATAGACACCGTTAATCCATGTCCCATAGGGCGGGGCGTGGGGGATCAGATCGTTGGCGCTCATCCGGATCAGGAGGTAGTTGTACGCGCAGGGGATTGCCCCGAAGCGGTGGGCCACGACATAGATGATCGGATATTCCTCCCCCATGCCGGGAGTCGTCCCGATCTTCGCCATGAGGATCACTTTGTCATCCACGTCAAAACCCCTGCCGCCGTCAACGATCGCCCCGTTTGCCCGGTCGATTCCTGTCGGACCGCAATGATACCGGATCGGTGCGTTGAAAAATACCTTATGATTCTCATACTCGACATCGGCGGTGTCCCACTTGGCTTCGGGAATGGCCGCATCCTCAAGGTAAACTGCGAGGACTTTACCTTCAAGATAGACGTGGGATTGAACGTCTCCGAATGTCGGATGGTTGAACTTTGGCATCAGAAATCTATCTCCGCGTTCTTGCCCAGATGAAGCTCATTTTGACTTCGTTTCCGAAAAGCTCTGCACAGCCTTACCTGTAATTATCACGGCAGCGAAATAAATCACGCCTTGCGGAATGTCCACCAGGGCACGTGTGTAAATGCTCGCCCATACCCACGCGTAAAGAATGGTCAACGCGGTAACAAGCGTCAGAAACCTCGTGGACGATACCTCCGGATGCTTTGCGTCAATCATCCGAAAAAAGAACTCCCTAATCGTCATCTTCCCGGTAACTTTCTTCATAGCACTTCACCCCCGCTTCAAGCTGCTTGGCATAAATGATCTCTGCCGCGTAGTTACTTGGCAGGTTCTCCCCGCCCTTCAACCTTATCGGGGGTGTTGCCTTGAGGCAGATAGGCTTTGACGGCTGAACAAGTTTCGGGCAGCACCCCGGTATTAGCATAATCAACAAGACAATCATTAAGCATCGTGATGTTTTCATCTGTCCTCAGCACCTCCGTCGTTTCGCGCGGCAACGCCGCCACCATTTTCTGCACTCGATTACTTGTCTGCTGAATGGCCTGAAGCCGTTCATCCTGTTTTTTGATTGCCACGGCGTTCTGTTCAAGGATTTGATTGTTTCGTTCAAGAGCCTCGATCTGGCTCTTCTGGCTCGTTACCTTCGCCGTCATCAAATTGTTGTCTATCTTGATGTAGGAGATATAAGCTATGGCAGCCACGGCGACAACGCCTGCCAGTATCCACGCTTTGTAGTTCCATAAAAGGGTCAGCCACATGTCATCCCTCCTCGATCATCCGGGCGATGGTTTCCCCGCGACCCTTAACTTGCTTATAATACTTCGAGTTCCGCAATCCGTTGGCCGCATCCTGCCACCGTCCTTCATTGATTGCCCGATTTGTGGTCTTGAAGGTCCTGGCGGTTCCGACGCCTACGTTAAAAAGAAAATCCGTCAGGGCATTCTGCCGCCTAATTCTGAAATCGTCAAAGGCCGGATACAAGGCGCGGCAGCCGTTGATTGCTTCTTCCACGTCCTCGTTGAAAAGCCTTTCAAGCATGGACTCCGTAATGTAACCATACAGGGCATAAAAGGTGTGCATGTCGCCTTTCAGCGGCTTTGCATCGAGGTTGTGGCCTACGCCGATGCTCCAGTGATCAGCGGGGCAGAGGTAAGCCAAGAATCGATAACCCTCATGCCGGATGAGCATTTCTCTTAATTCTTGGTTCATACATCACCTTATGGCGTCACAGACGCATTGCCCGTGGTCGTTGTGGCCGTTGGCGTGTTGGTTGTCGTCGTCGTCGGCATATTCGTTGTGTTAGTTGTGGTATTAGTCGTCGTCGTCGGAATCGTTGTCGTTGTGGTGGTAGTCGTGGTCGGAATCTCCACAGCACCGCCAAGCGTATTACCATCACCCGTAACCACGGAATTAAGTGCGCTCGGTCCGGCGATCCTGCCCGTATTGTTCTCGCCTGTGATGGACTGATTGTAATTCGTGACGTTGCTCTTTACGGCATCGGCAATAACCTTCCCCACCCCGTATATGCCAGCATAAGGAACGGCGGCTGCTGCGACATTGACCACGGCCTTCACGCCGAAATCCTGATGGACATATTGTGGCGGCAGGGTCTTGTCTGTCTGAATCTGCTGATAGATTTCAAGCGCACCGAGATTCTGAATAATGACAGGCTCGCCGGGCTTTGCAGGGGTCAATCTGAATATGGGCTGGCTGGCCTGCTGCATCTGTGCCGTTTTGATTGCGGTCATCATTTGATAGTATGATTTCTCCGCATCAAGGTTGTTTTTCAGCATACAACCGGTCATAAGGCAGCAGGTTAATAAAAATACCACAACAAGGCATAGCTTTTTCATATTGCCCTCCTCTGTTTCTTGGCTTGGTTGCGGGTCTTTTCTCTTCGCACCTTGGCGATCAATGTCAGAATTTCTGCATCGGTGTTATCGGCCAATCCAAGCAGCGTCCATCTCAGGACTTCCTTAATCTGCGCGATGTTCACCTGCACCTTTTTTCCTTCTTTGCCCGCTATCCATGCGGCCAGCATATTCCTGTTTATCATGTTACCTCCTTGTCGGCTTTTTTCCGCGCCGTCATCGTTTTTTCAATAACCTTATGCGCCCCAAACATATAGGCGAATCCGAGCGAAAGGGTTTTGGACGGTCATCACAACCATTCAAGCAGGTGCGGTTCTGTCTGGTCAAGTGCCTGATAGATAGAAAAAAATGAAAGAAAAGTTCTGGAGATTCCAGAAGTGGAATTCGATCCGTGAATTGACCAGCCTCAAGGCCGAGGTCGTTTTCATACGTCCCCCATAATCTGCTCTCCCAGCCATGCAAATCCACACGCTGCGTAGAAGATCAGCACGCTAAAACGCACAATTAGAAAGCCTATGAAAACCCTTAGCTTCATGTCAGCCTCCGAACAGTTCCGCCAGCTTGTCCCAGAGATCGTCAGTCATCACCTTCGACTCCCCGCCGGGATGACAACATTCCCTTGGCTATCGTGGCAGTGATGGTCAAGCCGTTCCCAGATAATATCCATGTGATCGTCACACATTTCCTTATGCACCGCCGTGTCCATCTTGCCACTCACTGCCTTGGCAATCACGTCCAGTTTCTTCTCGATCTCAACTTGTGTGCCTGTAAATTCTGCCCACCGTTCCTTTATGCGAGCCTCTTTTTCCGCTTCACGAATAGCCAATATTTTCTTGACTTCTGCCTCTTTTTCCGCTCGTTCCGCGTCCCTCTTTTCAAGGTTGCGCTTGATAAAATACCAAAGGACCGCCCACGCAACGATGGGGATTGCCGCTACTGGAATTAAGATGTATTCGATTAAGATTCCTCCACCTTGCATGATCCTGTCCTCCTTACCAATATCCTCTATTTTGCACCCGCCAGCAGAGCCAGCAGGCGATTCCTAAAGCAATTATGAGTAGCAGGCAGTCCATCAATCAATCGCCGAGAAGTCCATGCTGATTTCGTAAGTCACGCTGAGTTGCGCTCCGTTGGCAACAGGTACAGTTGGGTCGAGGACGGAACGCTCGGTCATAAAATTGTTTAGGGATGCAAGTATGCCCCTATATGAATAAAGCCCCGTTTCTTTCACTGTAATGCTCCCGCCACTGTTGTTATTAAATATCCTTGAATGTGTTGTTTTCCATGTCTTTGTTCCTGCGGTATAAGCAAGAGTAGGCTGTGTCATAGCCGCATGGCTCATTTGTCCAGACCCGGTCCCGGCAGGTATAACAGCCTGTAGAGTATGGTGCTCTGCGGAAAAGGCCGTATCGCTCGTGCCTATTTTAATTCCAAAGGTACCCGTTGTTACGTTTTCATAGAGTCCTCTCCCTGCAAGACTATATCCACTAATATCCCCGCTCGCCCCTGTTGAGTTGTATCGTAATGTCGCATCTACTTGTTTTGCGGTCATATAGCCTGCGCCGAAAGCGTTAACGTCACCCCCTCCGGAATGTGTACCGATAGTAAACATCTGGGTATAATAATTCCTTGTCCAGCTATGCCCCCTCTGAATATCGTCAAAGGTCAAAACCCCGTTGTGGTCATGCACCTGTAAACCGATCATGATTTCCGGCGGCGCGGGAACTTTGAGTTCCCTACACAATGCTTTCAGTTTTGCGAATCTTGCTTCTTCGGTCGGGTTTAACATGTTAATCCTCCGTCCACTTTGCGTAGAGTATTGTCATCCCAGATAATTCAAATGTCTCTGCGGCATCATAATCAGTGCCGCTTCCGTCTGCCGCCGTATTCCAGCAAGACCAAGTGTGTCCTTCTTTTGTCAACGCTCCAGTATTCCCCAAAACAGTCACCGTAGCCCCGCTCTCGTACCAATTTGCATCAGTCGGCACCGCGCCGCCACTATTGCCATTACCGTTATAGGTGGTTTTGTATTTTACCAATGTGCTGACATTAACGCTCGGCACAGCGGGAACACTCAAAGCTATGGGGCCGACAGATACAGGCGTTTCGGCGATAACGCTGGTGCTTACAGACACAGAAGGAACAGGAGGAACAGACAACTGGATATATTGAAACGAGTCCCCCATCACATTTTTCAATGCACCGAGAATATCATCCCTGCGTTCTCTTCTCTGGCCTGATAACAAGCGCCCCCTGGTCTCTCTTCTGGCCATATCAACTCCTATTCCGGATCGGCCATTCTGTGCACATGGCCACTTATAGTGATGACATTGGCAACAGCAGCAAAGGCCCTCACAACTTTTGCGTTCTGCAAAAGGCTTCCCGGTTCTATTAAAAACTTTCCTTTCTTGAATGGAATGGTTTGGACGATAGTATTGTCGGGAACAGCTACCCCGCCAAACTCAATCGTCAGAACAACATCTGCCGTATGCCCGTTATAGGCCCACAGCCAGATTTCGTCGTAGGTTCCGTCCACCTGCCCTGCGACTGCGGTATGGATCAAATCCCCTGGTGTTGAAGTTTGCGTGACCTTGATCGCTAAGCCATCCGTGCTGCCACTCAGTTTTCTTTTAACTGCTGAAGAGCTTGGCATTTTATCCTCCTATTCCTCGCCAGTTATAGGCGGGATACCGTTTGCCCTGGCGGGCTTATTCTCTGCACATGGGGAATGTTGGCTGCTGCCGCAACCACCCGCACTGAACTGGGTACTCTCGTAAGACGAAGGGCCTGGGCTGCTTCATGGACAACATTGGCCGGGTGTAGCGATGGGATCTCGTGGTATCCTTTCTTTCCTGTCGCTACCCCCCGAACCTGAAAACTCCCGCCCTCGGATGTAATTACATAGGTGCGCCTGAACTCTGCTCCGAATCCTGTCGCAAGGTACTCGGCAGCGCTAACGTGGATTGTCTTGTGCCTGTATGCGGCCAGCTTCGCAGCGTATCCGGTGATGGACACATCCCCGGGATTGGTCCAAATCGTCCGCACCCCCACGGTAATGCGGACTCGTTTCCCGGCAACTCCGAAAACACCCTTGTTCGCAGCCAGGCGGTAGGTCTTTAGTTTCCCGGCAGGGAAGCCTGTGAGATCGCAGCCGCCTGATTCGGCGATAAGCCTGTGAGCCGCCAGTAAATCAGCGCCCTTGCCGAGAGCGGCTACGCTTCCGCTTTCTGCGTGCAGTATCCGGGTAGCTCGGAGGGTCGCGGCGAGGCCCTGGACATCATAAGACCCACCATCAGAGAGGACCACCCTGGTATATTGCAGATCGGCTTCCGTTCCGGTCGCCGCAAGAGATCCCGCCGCAGCGGGGAGCACCCACGTCTTTTTCAGATGCGCGGCCTTCCCCTCCAGGGCGTGTTCACCCTTGCCGCAATCCAGCCGGGAGGCTCGCGTAAGCGTCGCAGGAGATCCCGCAACAAGGAAAGTCCCGGCGTTTGCCGGGCGTCTCTTGATCAGGTCTGCCTCTGACCCCGTTACCTCGACAGCGCCAGCATCAGCCGCGATCCTATGGGCAGCTCGCAACGCTGCGGGGTGTCCGGTGGACACCATCGCCCCAGGGGATGCAGAAAGGCGGCGACCCCTTATGAAAGAGACCGCTTCCCCTGTGACAGAAAACGCCCCCGCTGAAGCGGTAAGCACGACGTCTTGCGATTCAGCCCCGCTCCATTGCATTTCATCAAGGTTGATAAAATCCAGAAGTTCAAAGTCATTGAAGATATTGCTCATGGCCCAACCTTGATGTTAGCGGTTCGTTTCTATTCAATCATGAGGATCTGATCGCCGAAGTCCACCTTGAAGGTCTCCCCATCAAGGCATGTGACCTCACCGCCGTAATCCCAATACCCGATCAATGGATCAGCCGGACTCTCGGGCGTGTCGTTGTAAAGGACGGCGTACCGGAAGGGACCGAAAGGCCCCGCATTAGCGGTGAAGGTGACGTCAGTTCCGACCAGCGATCCGACCCCGAGCGCCTCGGTATAGTCGTTTTGTACGTCCGTCCCACCAGCCGGGTAGCCGTACTCGTCTGTGATCTCGGCGAGGTTCGCCTTGACCGAGTCTTCCTCTACGTCGGGAGTCGCGTTGGTCAGGTACACCTTGAGGGTGTGCCCATCAGCGTGTAGCTTGTGAGTCCCCTTCCCGAGCTCTAATACAAAATGTCGAAACTTCACAAAATCTGCCATGACATCATCCTCCTTGTTATGACGGCCTCGTCACCGATGGATATATTTTTATCACTCCGTACTGTTGTAACAACCGCGCCCCTTCTTTCTCGAACATGAGGTCGTAGGGGGCGGCGATCATCTCATGGTCTGTGCAAATGCCCTCGGTATCTTCGGCTGCAATATAGATGGTGTAAACACCATTGGCCGCCGGGGTTTCGATGACGATGCCCCCGTTTTCCGTGGTCAGTTCAAAGAGTGGCTCTTCATCAGCAATATCCAGCCGGATGTGCATGATCCCCGAATAACCGGCCAGGGAGATAGGCACGGGGGGATCTGCGTCCGTTTCCCATCGGAACGACTCGCTGAAGGTCGCGCCCTCGTACATAACCAGGTCTAATTTATCCCGTGCGCTTTCTGGCATAGTCTTGCTCCTTTATAGGCTGCCTTCAACCTTGGCCCCATCCACCCAGGCGAAGTACCCGGCAGAAATTTGCCCAGCCCCGGCCTTACTCAATCCACCGGAAAGGTGCGCTCCGCTCACGGATAAGGTATCTGCTACCTCCTCAAGATCAATCGCGTTTCCAGCGGCTCCTGCTGTCAGTGCTTGCAGCGTGAGGACTGTATCGGTCTTGGTTGTGGCCTCGACAGTGGGATGAGCCGCCGCACACTTATAGTCAGTGTCCGGAGTTCCCGAATGGTTGATTGCCGCCTTCAGGTTATCGAGCGATGCCGATGCCGATGCTCCCTTCAAGACTTCGCCTTCTGTGGGCGTCAAGGTGTCCTTGAAGGTATAGGTTTTCGCATCGATCAGGACGGTATCGCTGTCTGTTACGTTCGTCCCGGATGAAGTGATCGTCCCGGTCGCCTTTACTTCCCCGGCAGCCCCCGTGGTATCGACAACCTCCGTCTTTCCTTCGACGCCGAAGATTGTTACCGTTGCCTTGATATTGTCGGCATTGAGGTCAGGGTCAACCGCACTCAGCGTGGTGGCCTCGTACAGCCCCGCCTCAACCGTTTCACTGTCTGCGGACAACTCCTTGGGAGTCACTGTAAACCCTGCTGACGTATTCAGCGCATCCACAATGTCTGTCACTTTTGATAAAATTTGATAAGTCGTATAGCTCATGGTCGCCCCCCTTACATCACACGGAGCCTGGCGGTGACGTGGATAGGGTTCGCGCCGCCTGTCTCTGTGAATTTGAATTTGACCTGGTCGCAGGGCGGAATGCCGAAAGCGACCATATTTGTCCCGTCGATCCCGGACGTCTTTGTCTGACCGGTCGCGATGTCATCCGCGATGTCATTAAAGACTACCCCGTCATTGGACGTAAGGACCTCGATCTTCGCCGTCCCGTCGCCCGTCACCGTCCACTGTAATGTTGCATCCCCTTCGAGTCCCCGCGCTATGAAGGCATCAGAGGTAAAAGACCCCGAAGCCGCAATCTCGCCCGTGATGATCGAGGGGGTGTCGCTTCTTCCCAATGCTTCCATGATCTTTTCCCCCTTCAGTGATGACCTTCCCGCAAGGCATTACCCCTGCGGGAAAGTCGTGTAGTGGCGAGCGGTTAGCTCGTGGTGCACGTAATCTGGTATGTCACATAAATCTCATCGTCCGCGATGACGGCACGAGGAGTCCCGAACCGCTTGGCGCACATAAGAGTCCCGGACGCGTTTGTCTTGGCCGCTGTGTCAACGAGGAAAGCGCCATAGACCGTGATCGAGGCATTCATCACGAAATGGGCCTTGCTGTTGACGTTCGTGATGACCGCCGTGGACGTGTCCTCCGTGAGGTACGCGGGCCGGTTGGTCAGCGGTGAGTCATAATCGGCATCCTGACATTCGCCATAGGCGTTGCCGGAGCCCAGCTTTGCACCCGTGTCGGCCAGCGCCGGGGTGACATTGTTCTTGAAAATGCCGACGTACCAGATATGGGACGCCGCCTTGGAAATGTCGTGGAACATGATGTTGAGGAGCTTGGCCATGCCTTCAGTCGTGAAGGTATTCGTGCCCGTCTCCGTATAGAGCATCTGGCCATCACGCCAATGCTCAAATGTCACCTTGCCCTCGAAAATGATGTCATCCCACGCCCCCTTCTTCAGTCTCAAAAAGAGTGCCGTGACCATCAACCAGACCATCGAAAAAAAACATTTGATTCTGTCCATCGTGTGTTCCTCCTTGTTGTGTGATTATATGACCCTGCCATTTCTAACGACTTCGCATGTCGCGGAGTCTCCAAACCCTACACCGCTGCCTTGCGGCCTTGCCTGCTTATAGCTGGCGAGGTACTGCTCCATCCCGTTGACAACGCGGACGCCAGCCGCGCCTTCGCTGCCAGCCGGGAACTGGATTCTTTTGTCTGTGATCAGGACGGCCTGTCCGCTGTGAGAACCAGCCACAAGTCCATCCTTCGAGAGCCAAACCGGGACATTGTTGCCCAGCTCCGGCACGTTATTGCAGTAGGCGAGGACGTTTCGCTTTACTCCTGCCCCTACCGTGACCTCCTGCATCCCCTGTGGCTCGGTCCCAGCCAGGAAGATTGCCCTGTCATCAAATCCGACGAACACTCCCCCGGTTACAACCGCGACCATCTGGATCTCCTTGGAGTACGGAAAGACATTCGTGGACTTGAAAAGGTCATACCGATAGGGTTCGCTGTAAACGAGCCTGTTTTCGATTGATCCCCAGATCCTGCCAAACGCGAGACGGACGAAGCGCATGGGAGATGGGGGGCCGCAAAGGAACGTCGGGAGAGGTTCCATGCCGATGACGGCTGTTATTAAACCCCCGCTTCCCCCTTCGATTGACTTATAAAAGGTGTGCCCGTCCGGGTCCGTGACCCAGACCAGGCTGTCGGCTGGCCTGTTGAGTATTGAGATTGAACAACCTTCGGAGACAACGTCGATCTCTGCAATCATCCCGTTGCCGCCCACGATCCCATTAACTACGTTCGTAAAACATACCTGATAACGACCGATTACGAGAGAGCCCCCGGAGACAATCGCGAGAGCTGGCTGTGTCGGAAGAGGGATGCCCCAGGGGCTCACGACGTTCGTATCGGGATCGAAGATCCCCATCCAATGACGGCTGGAGGCGTAAACTTTGTCGTCAACCGTCGCATAATAGAGCTTTTCATCTTCCGGGCCTGAAAGCGCGGCCACGTTTACCTTTGTCCCGTCCGGGTAGAAGCGATAGAGGCTGCCCTCGGCTGCCGCCATGAGCGCCCTGCGGTTCCCCCAGACGCTATGCGCGTTCGGGAGACCCATCAAAAGCCTGTAACCGCTGCGTCGTTTCAACTTTTCCTCGGCCGTAACATCGGCGTTGAGCAATATCCGCGGGATAGCGGTCATGGTTCCGTCCTGGTGGCCAGAGAAGCCACCCTCTCTCAATACGTTATTCATGCCCTTAAACCCTCGGATCGTTAATGGTTTCATTAAAAGAAAGACCCCGCTCTCCTGATTTCCGGTCGTGCCTTCGGCGCTGTGGGATAAAACTCCTGGAGCGTTGCCAGGGCCCCTCCCCATGCGTTGCCGTACTTCTGGGTGTTGAACATGACCCCGTCAATCCCATCCTCGATCTTCATAAAGGCTTCCTTCAGGAGATAGTTCAGGAAAAGCTCCTTCTGGAAGAGCTCCGGGAGATAGGCGGGGAAATCATCGCTTACTGCCAGCTCCGCGGGCAGCCCGTAGAAGCTGCATGTCAGGACCTCTTCCTCATTCGGAATCGGGCGGTAATGCAGGATCTTGTACTCAATGGCGACCATCGCCGGTGCTCCGGTCTGTTCCGGATTAAATGTTTCCTTCAGGGATTTCAGGTTCGGAGCGAGCAAAAGACCTTGCGGGTAGGTCGGAGACGTGACCTGGTAAAGGTCATGGAGATATTTCTTCGACATGGGGGCCGAAGAGGACGCGACGGCTGCCGTAATGGCCTCGGTCCGCTGGAGCCCCGGAATCCTGCACATTGTCGCCAAAAGGATCAGGCACTCGTTGATCTTCAGGAGCTGCCATGTCTCGTCATAAGACGAGTCCTGGACAACCGATTCAAACTCGGTCAGTATCTTGCTGATTTCCATCGGATTAGCTCCTTTGTGTGTGCGCCCCGCCCATGTGCCCTCTCAAGGCACGCTGGGTCGGGAAAGGCTTCCCGCAGATTTCACACAACCACTCTACCGTTCCGCCCTTTGCAATCCTCACGGGAGGATCGAAGGTTACTTTGTCGATCAGCTCCCCCTCCGGCATACCAGGGGGGGTTGCCAGCCCGGCCTCGGCAACGGTCACGGGCTCCTCGTACTTCCTGAAGGCTGCATTGCCTGTGATCATCCTTTTGATCGACTCCGGGTCCGTCACTTCCGCCACCAGATGTCCGTGGACGTTCCGTTTGAACATGTACTGTATCCCGGCCATCCGCACCTGGCACTCATTCGCGTCTCTTTCCACAAGGTTTTGAATCAACATAATTTGTCATCCTCTCTGCAAGATTTGTAGGTCCCGGCGGCGGCGCATGGGAGAGGGCCACACCCCTGCCGCCGAGCCTACGGGAGTCTTGCGACTCCGGGCGCTAAGTGTTACCGACCGTATTCCTCGGAACGGTAAGTTAAAATTCCACGAATGGTCCCTCCCTGGAGAGGCACCGCCGTCACGCCGCCGTCAAATTCTTCCGCGGGAACGGTAAGAGTCACCGCCGACTTCGCGAGCGTGTAGGCGTTCCCGCCCGCGCCCTCGGCAAGGGCCTCAAGCGTCAACACGGTGTCGGTAATGGTTGTCGCCGCCACAGTCGTGTGAGCCGCCGCACATTTGTACTTGACGCCATCATTGGTGGTGGGGTCTGTGCGGTTAATGGCCAGCTTGAGGTTCGCGAGGGTTCCGGCTGCATTTGTCCCGATGTCAACGTCACCCTCATCTGCGGGCACCTCGACGAACTTATACGCCTTCCCGTTGACCGTAACGGTGTCGTTAGCGGTGACATTCGTGCCGTTCGATGTAACTGTTGCGGTGGCCTTTACAGGGAGAATCCCGCCGGTGGTCGTTTTAATGGCGATCACACGGTCCGATGCCGATGGTGCCACGAGGGCGTCCGGAAAAGCTGCCGCTCGTGCGATGCCTCCGGCCCTTCCGATGGTGGACCCCGTCAGAAAGTTTGTGCTCCCCACGAGGTCATCCTCGGTTGCGTTGAGAACCCCCACCGCCTGGACAAGAGCAGTTCCCGTGTCCAGATCGTCCTCGATGAGAGTAAAATCAACGGGAACGCATCCGGCTGGCAATATCATCAGTCCCACCAGCCCATTTAAGGCGATCTGAGCGGCGAGCACTTCAATAGAAGAATCCGCCACCAGGAGATTCCCCGCTGCCGCCGGGAATACAGGGGGCCTGCCCCCTGCAACTGCCTTTGATTTTGTGTACATATTGACTTTCCTCCTTATCCTTCCCGGAGATTATCCCCCGTACTCTTCGGAACGATAGGAAAGAATCGCCCGAATTGTGCCTGCCGCGGGGGTTCCCGCAGCCGTCTTGGTCATGATCCCAAAGAGCTTCTCGGTATCCTGCGGGGTGAAGTCCGGGAAGAGTGCCGCCCGGGCAACACCGCCCGCCTGTCCCGCAGTGGACCCGGAGATCATGATATAATCCAGGTCGTCTCCGGCGGCGTTGATCCCTCCGGCGTTGAAAACATGGGCGGTCCCGCCATTGTCGATGTCGTCAATGACGACCGTAAAATCAAGCGGGACGCATCTTGCCGGAAGAATGCACAGCGCGACGATCTGCTCATCCACGTTCAGAGCGGCGGTGATCTCATATATGCCGTCGCTCACCAGAACCTTTCCCGCCTCGTCGGGATAGACCGCAGGCTGGGCTCCTGCTACATTTGCTGATTTCAACATAGTCGTTTCTCCTTTACTCGTTATTGGGTGGGGCCTTCCCCGACGTCATTGCTCGTTACTCCCTGTCATCAAGGCTGTGCGGCTGCCGTGTCGATTGCCATGATCCCGAAATCCAGGCTGTTGAACTGCACCTTGCTGATGCCGAAGATCGAGTGCGTAGAGATCACGACCTGGTTGCCACTGTCCCGCTCCTCTTCGTACCAGCCGAATCGGAGCCCGTTGCCTTTGCTTCCGAAGGCAATGACGGCCGCCTGGACACCCATGAAGAGTGCACGGGCGCAGGGAACGGCCTGTGGGCTTGCCGCACCGGCCATGAACCGGATAACGGCCTGATGGTCATGTAAAACCACGTTGTTATACATACCCAAGCCTCCGGTGAAGATCGGATTTTTCCGTCCTTCCGCTGCTGCCGCTGCTTTCTGGATGTCGAGCCAGCCCGCGCCGCCCGTGGTCGCCCGAAGGTCGTACACCTGCCACGGGTTCATCACCAGGACGAAGTGCTTCTCGCCGTTGATGAGGATCGGCTGAATCTTCGGGACACCCTGGGTGCCGCCGCCCATCATCGAGGCCACTGCCACGGCCTTGTCGATCAGGGCCAGGGAGATCTTGTCGCCGCTTGTGATGGTCGCGTTCGTGGTCGTGCCCGGATAAAGGAGATGCCCGGCGTCCGGCGCATTGAAGGCGTTGCCCGCGAATCCCGGGTAAGCGGTATCGAAAATGAATTCCTCGTTGATTCCGCGCATCCCTGACAGGTACATGAAGAAGAGCTCGTCATATACCCGCGCCCACCATTCGGACTGCCGCACTCGTGCGATGTCGCGAAGCTGATGGATGGTCCGCTTCTGGGTCATCCTGCCGCCCGTGTTGACGCCGCCTCTCATCTGATTGATGAGGACGTCATCCGTGTAGAACTTCAGATCCTCTTCTTTCCCCGTCAGAGGCGAGTCCCCTTCCACCGGTTTCATTCTGAGCTGCATGGAGAGGTCGAAGGACACCTTGTCTCCTGCCGTGCTCTCAAGGTCTTTGACTTCCTGGATGGGCATTGAGCTTCCTTCTGCGCCCATGAACTTGCGGGAGAAGTAGCTGTCCCGCGCCACGTCGATAGCCAGAAATGCCGAATACTTCTTTACGGCTTTCGGGTCATTTACACCGATGATCGTTTGTCCCATGACTATTACCTCCTAAGTGATTGAGAATATGTTATGTTGTTCGCTTCCGTACTCTTCCTCTTCCCTCATCACTTCCCGATCACGGGCTGGCTATGTTTGAACCAGAACGCGGGAACTTTATATTTGCCTGCACGCGCCTACGGACGGGCTGCGTACGCCGCTCTATCTGCGTCGCTCAGTCTCGCGATTGCGTTTTGGTATGCGTCTCCTTCGAGCTTGTCGATCATGTCGAACTTGTCATCGGCCATCGAGGAATCTGCTGCGGGCACGTCCTTGAGCGTTATGACTCCGGCTGCCTTGGCCAGCTCTGCCGCCTTGGCGTCATCGAGGGCCTTTTTCCTGGCTGCGGCTTCTGCTGCCGCCTGATCGCCCGGATCTGCCTTGGGCTGTCGCGGTTTATACACGCCGTCACACCGTTCTTTTGCCAGCGCGAAAATCTGGGCATCGGTCATCTTCTTCGACTCGTCGGTGGCCAGTATCGTGTTGACTGCATCCACGAGGGTCAGGTTCATGGCCCGCGCCCTTGCCGCTGCAACCTCCGGCGTATCTCCTTCAAGGGCTATCGGAGCGCCCGAATACTCCGGGTTTTGCTCGTAAAACGCCCTCTGGGAGTCCTTCCATGACTTTTCCGCTGCCCCTTTCAGGACCTGCTCGTTGATGTCTGCATACAAAAGGTCTCGTAATTGCTTGTTATACTCGGCGAGCGTGATCTCGCCCTCTTCGAGCTTCGCGTCGAGCGCGGCTGTTGCTTCCGCTGTCTTTGCACTCTGCTCTTTCAGGACAAAGGCCGGGTCCGGTGCTGCCGGTGCTGCCGCCGCTGCTGCCGCTTTGGCCTTCTCTGCTGCTTCCGCATCATCAGCCCTTCTCTTGTCCTCCGCTTCCTTGTCGGCCTGTGCTTTGGCTGCCGCCTCTGCGTCTGCCGCCGCCTTGGCCTTGGCTTCCTCTTCGATCCTGTCGTCCTCGGCCTTCTTGGCCGCCCTCTCCTCGTCCGTCATGGCCGCCTCTGCGGCCTCTTTAGCTGCGGCTTCCTCTGCGGCCTTGATCTCCTCTGTGCTCATCACGTCCGCGTCACCGTCCAGCGCCGCCTTTTCCTCGTCCGTCAGTCTTGCCATTTCATCTTCCGTGATCTTTCCCATGTCTTTCCTCTCCTCTCTGTCTTGGTTTGTGGTCGGGGCAACAAAAAACGGCGACAAAAGAGTGTTAGGGCACCCTAATGCCGCCGTTCGTTGTTCTTGCGTCATCCGCGGTTGATCAGACCTTGGATGAACCCCTATTTTTTCCGGTTATTGCTCTTCAATCCCCTCTCGACCGCTCTTCCTGCCGTATCCTTGTGCTTTATCAGCTTGTCTTCCCGATCCGCTGTCCTCTCCATCATCGAACGGCCGTGCTCGCTGCTCTCAATCGCGTTCATGGTCGAAGCCTTTTCAATCTTGAGCTTCTCCCGGTCGTAATCGACGCCCGCGGCGCTCACTTGCTGCTGGACGGACTCTGTCTTGATCTTGGCCGCGATGAGCTGGGTCTCCTGTTCGAGCTTCTTGACCTTGGCCTGTTCGGCTGCAAGTTGGGTCTGAAGGATCGCGTTCTGGGCCTCGGCTGCCTGTTGTGCCGCCTGTTGCTTGGCCTGATCCGCTGCCATCTCTTCCGGTGTCGGCTCTCCCTCTGTACTCCTCTGGCCGGTGAGGGATCGCAGTCTATCAACGAATTTCTCTTTGCCGGGCAGGTCGGACAGCTCAAACACGAGGTCAAGGATCTGGATCGACGCTTCCGGCTGCATGGTCTTGACGAGCTCTGTCATGCTCTGGAACATGGCCTCTCTGATGGTTGCGCTGAAATCCTGCTCACTTATGACGAAATCCGCCTGTCTTGCCGTAATGTCTCCAGTGATCTCTCCCGTCTCCGGGTTGGTCTTGTTGATCTCAAGGAACTCCGGGCTCTTGCCGTTTTCTCCGCCGGTGATCCTGATCGTCTTTTCCTCGGTGCAGAACTGCTCCAGCATGGATAGCAGGATCTCGCCCGATAGCTTGAAGGCCAGCCGGGCGTTGTCAAAAAAGGCTGTGGTGACGACGCCACCTTGCTCCTGACGCGCCCTGATCGCCTTGCCTGATACGGCGTTGGTATCCCGGCCCATGAGCTCATCGGTGACGCCTGACGCGCTCTGGATATACTTTTCATCCTGATCCATGAGGGCGACGTGCTCCCTGGCCATCTTCTCTTCGCGCGTGATCTCAATCCCCCTATTGCTCTTCGGGTTGATCTTGATCAATCCATCCGGGCGGTTGGCCTCGGCCACGATGTCATCCCAGCTCTGGTCGGTCCCGGTGATTGCATCATCATCCGCAATGACGCGGTTCGACGACAACAGATAAAGGGCTTTGCTCCGGCGCTTGTTCAGGTCTTTCTGCGGGTCTCTGAGGTTACGGACGATCCCGTAGGGCGTGCCATCCTTCTTTCGACGGAATCCCCAGATGGGCACAAGCGTAAATCGCTTATGGCGATAGGGCGACTCGACATCCTGAAGGACAGCGTTGCCGGTGAAGATCATTTGCCTGATTTCCATCATGGTCGTCTCGACAGGCTGGCCGATCCCCAGATTGACAAGCTCCTGGTGGGTTGGATCGTCATCATGGTAGGTGACGCCCTGAAGCGGCCCCAGATCCTTGCCTTTCAATATCTTCTTGCGTGCCGGTATCTTGTACCAGCACTCGACCAGAAACACCCGGTCCCGCGGCTCGACCTCGTACTGTCCGCCTATGTATCCGAAAAAGCCTGTGTATTGACGCTCAAGCGATCCGTAGGTAATACTGCCCGACATTCTGGGATCATAAGCCGGGTCAACGATGGACAGGAAGGAATCAATCCCCTCGCCGGGACTGATAACCGAGGCGTTGATCACGTCGGCCCGGTCTGGGAACATCGCGCACGCCACATCGACATCCACCCACTTGCCCCTGAAGAGATAGCGGGCATCCGACAGGTCATCCTCCTGCGCCAGGCTGTCATGCCACACGTTGCGCCAGTCCTCATAACCAATCGTGATGATTTCATTGTCCGGGTCGCTGTTGATCCCGTGGTCTATCCATCCCACACCCGCCAGCACCGTATCGGCAAACGACTTTGACCGCTTGTGCCCGGCGTTGTTTACGTCGCTCAGGTACTTGAAGAGCTTCGTCTTTGTCTCCGCGTTCTTTGCGTCCTCCGGCCCCCTGGGAAGTATCCGGTAGTCCACTCTGATCTTTCGCTCGGTCCCCAGCACCCAATCAACCGTGGGCTTGACCTGATTGAAGGTGATGGGCACCTGGGCACGCTTCTCAAGGGCTGCCTTTTCCTCTTGCGTCCATTGCTCACCGTCGTAAAACTCATGGTCCAGCATACTTTCACGCCTGAATTCAAGCTGACGGGCTCGCTCCTGGGCAAACCATGACTGCACCCTCGAAAAGCGCTTGCGTACCTCTTCCTTGTCCAGCTCGTGAATCCCTTCCGGGGGCTTCTCAAGGCCAAGCGCCTCGACGTGTTCTTTGGGATCGAACTGTTTCGGCGTGTATTCCTCGATCTTCCTGATGTTCTCGATCCTTCGGGGCTGCTCCGTGCTCATTGCATCATCCTTACCCTGAGCTCTGGGGGCTCTTCGCCTTCCTTCAACGGCTCCGGCCGACCCAGAACCGTGTTCGGGTCATCGTGCCCTTCCCGGTACGGCGTCATCTTCACAACCTCGTCGATCCCTGCCATGATCGTGTCCGCAATGCTCGCCATGAGCTGCACAAACAGAACTTCGCCCTTCGGGACGTTGATCTCAAATAGCTGGCAGAGTTGAACGACCTTATTGACAATGAATTCCTCGAACTGCGGATTGTGCGTGTCGCTATACTTCCATAAGTCATCTATCTTAATGATGAATCGCTTCCCGTTGTCCCTGACGCCCGGCTTCAGAACCATAGCCGGGGCACCCTTGTAATAGCCAAGCTCGCGTCGCACTGCGCTTATGCGGTCCATCCTGACGCCCTCCTCCTCGTGCTTTCTCTCACTATCCGCTTTGACTGATAGCCCACAGCGTAGGTCCTGAAGGCGTCCGCACCGTGGCTGCACCAATCATGCAGGGGGGCCTTGCCCAGCACCTTCTTCTCCTCGTCGTACTCTGACCGGTAGCCTTCCAGCGCCGCAATGCCCTTCGCGCACCTGGTCTCGTCGAACCAGCACGTTCCAATGGCGTTGCGCCCTGCCTCGATACCCATCAGCACCGCGTCAATGTTCCGAGCCCGATCAACAATGATCGTGGGCTTGATACCCAGATCGTTTGCAACCTCTTCCCTGGACTTCGCCCGCTCGCCGGATGAAAGCTCCCTGACGGCCGCGTCGTGAGGAAGGTAATGGTCGCCATAGACATAGCCCTTGTCTTTCAGGACCTTCGCGTAGTAGGCGAGTCCCATCCCGGTCGCTTCGTGGTAGTCGATCCAGCGGGTTTCCTTGCCGACAAACTGGCCGAACCAGATCGTCGTCGAGTCATCCACACCCAGATCCCAGAACGTATAGACTTCGAGCCCTGTTTCATAAGGTACGCGTGTAATCCTGCCCTCTTTCCGGGCGATTGCCATTTGCTTCGCGTAGTAAGAGCCCAGCACCGCACCCTGGAACGAGCAATGATATTCCTGCTCGTACATGGCCTCGCCAAGCTCTTCTCCGAACGTCCCGATGAGCTCCGCCCTGATCTCCAGTAGCTTTTGCTTCGTAAAGACCGGCGTATCGTTGGCCGTGAGGACCTGAGCGAACCATCCCGGCGTGATCCGGGCGAAATCCAGCATCTGTTTCAGGTGGTTATTGCCGCGGCTTGTTGATATGAAGGCTGCCCAGCCGTCGTTTTCCTCAAGAATCGGCGACAGATAGGCCCAGGATCGAGGGTCTGATAGCGCGTACTCCGAGAAGACGATCCCGATGGGCGGTGATCCGACCAGGGCATCGAAGTTATCCGAGCCCACCAGCTGCCAGCTTGCACCGTTGGTAAACCGGATGTACATATCCGTTGAGCGTTCAGCGGCCCGGATATACTCCGGAAACGCCTCGTCGATCCTTCTCTTGCCTGTCCGGGGGTTGACCGCCTCCCAGATTGCCTTCCGACACTGATTGTATTGCGGGAGCATGTGCCAGTAGTTCCCGATCCGCTCTTGTGCGGCTGCCGCGGTGATGTAAAGCGCGATCTCATCCTTGCCCCAGCGACGATGGGCAACCTCGACGGCCCTCTTTCCGCCGCCCTGAAGGTACTCCCAGAGGTCCATCTGATCATCGCGCGGCTCCCAGCCATAGGCGGGAAGCTCATAGTTTTGGGTCATGGCCAGGGCTGCGGATGATGGGTTCATTCCTGTTCCTTTGGCACGGGCGCTGCCGGTTTGCGGTAAAACTTCTTGATCGTGAGGTTTATCGGCTGCTTCAGGTCGATCTCCTGTTTCTCGACCAGCATCCCCAGGTGACGCATACCCAATTCAATAGGTTTGATCTTATCGTGCAACTCGAATTCATAGGTAGATTCGAGGACCTGATCGCCCTCGGCGGTTGACTTGATGGTGCGCTTCTCTTTGACCTTTTTAATGAGCTTGCTCCGCCCCTCAGCCAGACCGTCAAGAGGGAGTGCCCTGATCGCGCCGCCCTCGTCAATTTCAACGAAATCGGCCATATCAGACCTGATCAGATCGGCAACCATTTGGAGAATTTCATCTGCTGAGATGATGTTCCGGGCCTTTCTGGCCTCGATTTCCCGGTCAACCGCCTCTTTAATAACTATATTTGACAGTAACTGGACGGCGCACCTATTAGCGTACTCTTTGCTGTATCCAGCGCGGATTGCGGCTTGTGTCCCGTTGAGGTCGATGAGGTATTCCGAGACAAAAATCTGTTGTTTGCGTGAAAGAGGCCGATGTTTGGGGGATTCTTGGGGGTTTTTCTGGGATTTTGCGCGAGAAATGCCGCGCTTTTTAGGTTTTTTGGTTTTGTTTGAATTGGGGGCCGCTGTTTTCATGGCCCGAATTATAAGGCATGTTTTGGGGGGGTATCCGTGTATGACCAGCTATGACCAGCTACGATACGTTTTTATCCACTCTTTTACTCTTGACCGGGTTTTATTTTGGTGCGTTTCCATTCATCTATAAGGGCTGAATCTGACTCCCAGACCCCGTCAATTTTCCGTGCGGGGAACTGTTCGGCTTTAATCCATTTCCTGATAGTCATCCAAGACCGTCTGGCGTAAACCGTGATCTCTTTTTTCCCTACCAGGCTTTTGCCCATCAGCCGCCTCCATTTATTTTCCGGTATTCCTCTTTGGCCGCAACCTCCGAAAAATCCCGCTTGAATACCTGCTTGAAATACTCCGGCCGACGTTTCATGTACCACAGCCACCCGGGAAGCCTACTCCTGTCAACTGTTGATAGCTTTCGTTGTTCCTGTATTCTACCCACAGCCCATTTGATTAAGTCGCACTTTTTTAACTTTTTATAGGTAAGCCGCTCAAACAATAGGGGAAACTCATCCATGCCCAGCTCAATATATTTTTTAAGCCGTTCCTCTTTTTTTTTCTCTGCATCTTCTTTTGTGCAGCGGATTCGTAGGGGCGTGCGTTTGGCTTTGATCCACCTACCGTCAGCCCCCCTTGTTCGTTTCAGGTCTTGCTTACAATCCCCGCCTCGGAATATAGGGACTCTCATTCCGGCCTCCCCGCAAGGCCGCAATAACCACATCGACGAGCAGCCGTTTCAACTGCTGGTTCATGCCAGAAGAAGTCAGTAAAGAGCCGGTCTTCTTCGCCTTTATATTCCCATTTCTTCCCGACTTCGGGAGGGCGCACCGGCTCTTTTTTTATGTACTTCATCCCTTCACTCCGCCCACATGGCTCAGTAAGAACCCGACCGGCATACACGATGATCGGCTCCGGCATTTCTTCCCACCGCCACATCATGCAGTCCGAGGCGAGACACCTGTAGTTGCTTGACGATTGGAGGTCATTCTCCCACCTATTTATCCCCACGGCCTCATCAACGGACGTCCGCACCATTGGGCACCACTTGGTTTTCGCTTCTTCTTCCGTGGTTAGCATCTTTCTTCTCCTCCTCGATCTTCATCCCCTTCCGCCCGGCCCTAACCACCTGGGAGACGAACCGGCCGACTGACTCCGCTGCCAGGAGATCGGCGTACATTTCCGGCGGCACTCCCGGGTACTGATAGATCCCGCCCGACCGGAATTCCACCTGGAGCGTTTTATTTTCCTCATCATAACCGACTGCCTTGACGTTGCTTGATTTAACTGGCTGCATTTGCATTGCATTTCCTCCTTTTTTGATCACCCTACTAACTGGAGTCTTTCAAACCCTATTTTCACTATCCCGAACTCGGCCTCATGGCCCTTGGCAGCGTTGTCTATTTCGATCCACCCTGGAAGATAATCGGGATGTTTCCCCCGTGGGTTTCTTAAAAGCACTTCATAAAGCCTTTCAAATTCGCGCTGTTTCCATTTTTCTTCGTCTGTGGTCATTTCGCTGGCCAACCTTACCCAGCCACCCATTACCTCTATCACCGAATGAATCACTGGATTAGAGAACTTCACGCTTTGATAATGACCAACGCGCTTTACCGTTTCCAGAACATCGAGCCATGCCAGTGTTGCCTGGTTTGATACCGTGCCACGAATTGCCTGTATAATTTCTGCGGGCTTTGGAAATGAGGCTGTTGTCCTGGTATAAATCAACTCCTTGACGGCTCGCTCAATGTCATCAATTCCAAATTGCTCAAGCGCCCGGAAATACACCTCCATCTTGAGCTTGCTCGGAGGCCGTCCGTCGTCATAAACCTCAGCCAGCACAGCCATAAGCTCTGCAAATTTCAAGTCATCCTGCTGCATTTTCCCTCCTTCCGGCGAGCCATGCGGTTATTCCCGGTTGTGGTTTCGCTGATAAATTTCCCCTCCCGTGATAGCGTCCATTGGCTATCTTTGTGAAATTCTTCGGTCTTATCAGCCATTCAAGGTCGGCTACAAAAGCCTCTTTGGTCCTTCCCATCAGGAAGTCAGACTCATGAACATACCGATAAAACTGCTCCCACCATCCCAGCTTTTGCCTCACCGGATCTTCCTTCCAGCGTGTTCTTAATATAACCCGAAGGTTCTCCGGCCAATGTTTTACCCTGGGCAATTCGGGGAGTGTCTTGTGATAGAGGTTTACGATTTCATCTTGAGGACAGGGGGGATATTTGCCATTTCCGTCAGAAACAATTTTTTCAGTTTCTGACAAAGAAGTATCTGTTTCAGATACTTCTTCAATAGGTACTTTAGTACCTGAAGTAGAAGATGAAGAAGAAGAAGGGGCCGTTACATCATCGTTACTTAATCGTAACTCTTGCGTTTCACGATAACGCGCAACCCTCGAACGTGTTAATTTCCTTTCTCTTTCCTCCCGATACATGCGGCGGTTAATGACCGTTACCAAATCGTTACACTCCGTTACATGTAACGATTTTGTAACGCTGACGTCTGCAATTTTTGTGTCTCTTAATTCCTGCACGGCTTCACTTATTTCCGATGGCTTACAAGATAAAAGACGAGATAATTGATCAGGCGTTCCTTCTAATTTTCCCCGATCTTCAGAGCGCCACATAAAACACAACATATCAATCCAGATGCCCCGCGTTAATGGCGTTAAAATCCGGGTATCCTGTATCCAGTCCCCAGGGTAAAATTGAAACGCCGGAGCCTTCCCCACTTCCCTCTCCCCTATACTTACTCAGTGGCGATTATGATTTCAGTTCTCGCGCCGATTCCTTCATAGTCATATAATTTCTTTGCCATGAGGCTGACAACTTGGCTGTCATCATGCCATGCGATACCATTCAGGCAGTCCTTGACGAACTTAACAAGGTTGTCCAGGTCCGGCTTTTTGGTATGGATGGCCCCGGCCCGTTTCTTTTTACTCATGGACTTCGGAAAGTCGAAATAGAACCAGCATTTCAGGGCCACGGGCGTTCCTGCCCCGGCCCTTTCCGTAATGGCCTGTTTCGCGTCCAGTATCCAGCGCCCCTCTTCGGTTTCCTGGCAGTTATACGTCCCGGCGAAGTTATCGCGACGAAAAAACCGTGGCCGCTTTTTCGCAATGGGCTTGCCGGAAATGATGATGGATTGATGGGTCATGCTGCCCCATCTCCAAAAGTAACCGTCATCCGGCCCTCACGGATGCCCCTGAACAAATCTTCCTGCGTCTCGTTGATTGTCCGTTTGAATTTTACCTTGTGCTTCTCAGGCGGTTCCGGCTTGGGTTCGAGGTCAAAACCGAAATCGTAATTGACGACGATCCCGTTGCTGGACGGGTCCAGCGTGATCCCCATTGACAGCTTTATCCCGTCCGGCATTCTCTTGTATGCAAAGGCAATATTTTCCCTGTCCTCAAGTAGCAGCTTTTCAATATCGCCCGCGACGGCCTGCAAAATACTTTCTGTAATCTCTTGCATCTTCCCTCTCCTCCTTGAAATTTTAGGAAAATAATTAAAATAATTTCTATCGTTTGAAATCATTTTCCATGTGGTTATAAATTAACTCCAAAAGGGCCGGATTTTGTTTGATAATCCGGTCCATACAGTAATGTTTGACGGCGCGGGTAACAAGCTGAGAACGATTGATGTCCAGGGTTTTACAGGTGTGATCAATGATTTCGATGAGCCACTGCTCAAGCGATACAGAAACGGGGACCTTCTCTTCATTGAGCTTCACAAAAGAACCTCAGAATTATTTGAGTTTTATTCAAAAAAGGTTTATATTTGTGCCAATAAACACCCTTGTAACGGGAAGCCCCCCTTGTAGTATTACGATTCATGTTGTTTTGTTGGTGATTGCATGTTCGGAGGTTATGCCTTTGATTATTAAGTCCGCTCCCGTCTCTATGGTCTGTCATGACGCCAGGGCCTGGGTCCAAAATTTCACGGTGCATCTGCACAGTTATTTTTTTACCCATGACATGCACCTTTCTCCGCGCGTAAAATTTCCCCTTTCTATCCTTGGATGCATACCATTTCCATTGGTTCAGCCATTCAAAATCGGCATCATCAACAAAAGCTATTTTGCCTCGTGTAAGGGGAATTTGTTTCATCAGCGGCCCCCGTTTGTTTGTTCGGGGTACAGAAGCTCCATGCGCGTCACAGCGCCGCCGGTGAAAATCTCAATACGAAGTGCCGTAGCTGGGGATAGATTTCTCCGGCCCGCCTTATAATGAGACAAAAAGGACGGATGGACTTCAATCCCATCTGCAAGGGTTACGTCGTCAACATTATTCTGATCTTGCCATGTGTCTAATTGCATGGCGGCATTATAGACAAACAATGACTATATGTCAAGGCATTTTATGACTATCGGAGAAAGAATAAAAGAATTGAGGCTGAATCGGGTTCCTCGCCCGAGTCAAACGGAGATCGGTCGGCTTATCTCTAATTCGACCGATGGACAAGCGCAGGCAAAAATAAAAAGGATCGAGTCTGGCAAGCAAGAACCAACAATCACTGAAACTTTTGCCTTGGCTGATTATTTCCATGTTGACAGATATTGGTTACTTACGGGCGAAGCAAGTTCTATCCCGATCCCTGAAAAGAAACCCCGCCCCATCCCTGTCATATCCTGGGTGCAGGCCGGGGCCTTCTGCGAAGCCTCGGATATTCATGCTGCGGGCGAATCAGGCGAGGGTGAGCCGGTGTATTCCATCAAGGTTGTCAGTCCTAATACCTTCGCACTGCGCGTCGAGGGAGAGAGCATGATGCCCCGTTTCATGCCGGGCGATATTATTGTTGTTGACCCAGAGATAAAATGCGATAATGGAACACCCTGTGTGATATGGCTTAACGGCGAAGTGACTTTCAAGCTGTTTTGGGAAACAGATACAGAGGTCCGGCTTGAGCCGACGAATGATAAATACCCTGCAACCGTAATAAAGAAGGACAGCCGGGTTGACTTTAGGGTTATTGGGAAGATTGTTGATATTATAGCGAAATTATAGCAAAGCCAAGTCAATGGAAAACACGCTTTATTACGGAGACAACCTTGACATTCTTCAGCGCTACGTGAAGGATGAGACGGTTGATCTCGTTTATCTTGACCCACCTTTCAATTCCAACGCAAATTACAACGTCCTATTCGCAGAGAAGAACGGCAGCAAGGCCGCCAGCCAGATCCGGGCCTTCACGGACACCTGGACATGGAATCAGGAAAGCGAGTCCATCTATGCGGAGATCGTTACCGCGGGCGGGCGTGTAGCGGATTGCCTTCAGGCGTTCCGGACCTTCCTCGGCGAATGCGACATGCTGGCCTATCTCGTGATGATGGCCCCGCGGCTCGTGGAGTTGCGCCGCGTAATGAAACAGACCGGGAGCATCTACCTCCATTGCGACCCGACGGCCAGTCACTACCTGAAGATGCTGATGGACTCGGTTTTAGGTTCGGGAAGTTTTCGGAATGAAATAATATGGCATTATCAACGCTGGCCAGCTAAGCAGAAAAACTTCCAACGGATGCACGACGTGATCCTATTCTACGCGAAGGCACATCGGGAAAATACGTTTAATATACTCTTGGAATCACTATCAAAGGGGACGCTTAAACGATGGCGAGGCAAGAAAAGCAAGGTTGAATACGATGGGGATGTTCGGCTTGTGACCCAAATGACAGATGAGGACTCCGCTGGTCGTCCAATGGATGATGTGTGGGATATATCAGTCATAAATTCCCAAGCCCGTGAGCGTCTCGGCTACCCCACACAAAAACCCGTTGCCCTTCTGGAGCGAATCATCTCCGCGAGCAGCAACCCCGGCGACGTGGTGCTGGACCCGTTCTGCGGCTGCGGGACCACGATTGCCGCCGCGCAAATGCTTGATCGCCGGTGGATCGGGATCGACATAACACACCTTGCCATAAACCTGATCAAAGTGCGGCTCAAGGATTCCTTCGGCGAGGCCGCCGCGTTTAAGGTGATCGGTGAACCCGTAAGCCTTCAAGATGCCGAACGCCTGGCTGAAACCGAGCCCTTCCAATTCCAAGCCTGGGCTTTGGGATTGGTGGGGGCGCGCGTTGCAACATCAGCGAAAAAGGGATCGGACAAAGGGATTGATGGAAAGATCATCTTCCAAGGGGATAAACCGGGGACATTTGAAAGCGTGATCCTGTCGGTGAAGGCAGGAAAGACAGGCTCCGCGCACGTGCGGGATCTGAAGGGAGTCCTGGAGCGGGAAAAGGCGGCGATAGGGGTTCTTATCTCCATGCAGAAAGCCCCCGCCCCAATGAAAACAGAAGCCGCTACGGCCGGATTCTATGAGTCGGCCCTATGGAATAAGAAGTACCCGAAGGTTCAGCTATTGACCATAGCCGAACTGCTGGACGGGAAGCGCGTCGAAATGCCCCCGATCCGGCAAGTGGGCGCGACGTTCAAAAAGGCAGCGCAGGTAAAGGAAAAGGCAAAAGAACAGGCTGAAATTGATTTATAAGTGGGATTCTTCATGAAAAGAATAGCTTGGACCGCCTTTATTTTTTTATTGCTGATCGGGTGCTCTTCCGGAGAATACGTCGCAATAAATCAGGAAGTTCAACTATCGGGAGTCGCCTGGGGGGATGAAGTCTGCGCCTATGTTGATTTCCCTGGTCGTGTTGTCGATATAAGCATTAAAGCCCCTGAACCTAATTGCATAGCTTCTTATAACAGTAGAATCCTTGAGCCTCAGCGTAACAGAGTTAAGGTATGCGCCAGCTTTGGGCAATCCTGCACCAAGGGCAGTACCGTTGATGGACGCATTATTATTACCGGCAGCTATTTGAAATAACCTGAAACTCTAAGTAAATAATCAAACCCCCTCCCCGCTTCGGCGGGTTTTTTATTGCCTTTCTGAAATAGACAAAAAAAGACTTGACAATTAGTCAATTAAAGTCTATCCTATCTCCGACAGATAAAAACGGCTCCTTGAAACACAGCCCCAAGCGCCCCGGTCATTGATGGATGATGCCGCGTGCCCCGCAGAGGGGCCAGTGCAGACACAGACCGAACGGCCACCGGATTCTACGAGGGTCCGGGAAGTAGGGTGGCGGAGAGGCCGCAACCGTAGCAAGACTGATTATCGGCTGCCCATGATTGGGAGGACATGGGCGGCTCATTAAGGAGTCCTGCACCCAAAAAACAGGAGCATCAAAATGCACCCGATTTGTATAGCAATCTGGATTGTCACAGGGATTCTGGCTCTGCTGCTGGCGTGGATGCTGAAGGAAAAATTGAAATAGGAGGCAACATGAGAAGCTGTCTATTGAAAGCCGTTGAGGAGGATCTCTGGCGCGTCGTGTCCGGTTTTCTGGCCGTCGCCGGGATCGGGATCATCTTCATCATACTTTTAATCATAACTTAGGGAGGTAGCCATGAGTCAATTAACAGAGGAGCAAATCAGGAAAGACAATCCACACTTCGGCCCCGTCATTCGATTTATTGAGGCTAAAACTATCAGCGAGGGTGATTTTACCCTTGTCGTCACAGTCGGTGCTCACAATAGCAAACACGCAGAAGAGCCCAGGATTTTCGATGCTTGGGCAACTTATGTATGGAGCACTGTGCGGGGCTGGTGCTTGGGCGCAAATTAGGGAGGGGAGCCATGCGCGACATGTCAGTAAAGCAATATATGGCTGCGTTGGAACGACATGGTTTTGAGCCGCAGCCCTTTGGATGGGTAAAAATCAACAAGGTCCGCGAAGTCCATCCGGCTAATGCTGGCCCACGATTGCGGGACAGGTTGGCATATCTGATTAAATGCAAAGAGGAACATACAAACGATTAGGAGGGGGAGCATGAACGGAAAAACACAGCCGGTATTGGTCGATAAGAAAGCGGTGAAGGTGAAGTCGTCCCTTCGGGAAGTCAACCAGAAATTTCAGAAGCAGTCTGATTGGTCATTCGTGCCGGGAACCTACATCGAATTCATCAAGTTGTGCGGCAGCTTATTGTTTATCCCTGTGGCGTTGCTCATGGGAATCATGGAAGGCATCCGGGCTGGGTTCATCGCCGGACTGCAAAAGACCCTGGCACTTTACAAGGCATAGCGGGGGGATACTGATGGTCCAGGCCACATCCATCGAAACCTACCGGGATTTGCGGGACAGGGGAGAGCTGGGACCGATGCAGGAGAAGGTTTTGAGGGTTCTACGCAATTACGCCCGGCCCCTGACTAACAAAGAATTGTCCCGTATGACCGGAATCGAAATCAATAGCATTACGCCCCGCGTATTTGAGCTGCGGGAGATGGGCGCGGTCGTCGAGTGCCCGAAGCGGCCCTGCACCATATCCGGGCGCATGGCCATCACATGGATGCCTGCCGAAATGGGCGGACAGATACCATTGTTTTAAGTGGGAGATTGAACGGCCGATGTCAAAACCACGCGCAGAAGAGGGAGAATTCAAGGGGTATCCGACCATCACTTTTTTCACAGGCCGCGAATACAAGGGAGAAGAGGTAAGGGTCACGATGGGGCTCGATAAGGCTCAGGCCGTTGATGATTGCATAGATGCGCTCCGGGCCTTTGTGGACAAGCATACGAGGACGAAATGATGGGATCAATGCCAAAGCTGAAAGACAAGGAAACCTATCGCTATCGCAAGGGATCGACGAATGAAGCTGTTAATTGCAGGGCATGTGAGCATTTTCGCCTAAGCTTTCCTATCGGGATTGGACCCGACGGAACGCCTATACTCGAACAAATGTACATGCGCGTGCGGGTCAAAAACGGTGAGGATGAAATGAGCTTACCCCGCGTGACCTCCATCCTTGCCCCGTTTTCCGACTTCTCGATGGTCCCGCCGGATGTTCTGCTGGCGGCGGCGACGCGCGGAACATCCGTTCATCACCTCTGCGGAGCCTATGCCCTTGGTATCTACATCAATGAAGTCCCCGAGGGTCAACATGGTTACGTCGAATCCTTTAAGGGATGGTTTAACAGGAACGTCAAGGAAGTAATCGCCGTCGAATTCGAGGTTGCATCAGCACATGGCTACATCGGCCATGCGGATTTCCTCTTTGTCATGATGGACGGTCAATATGCGCTTCTGGACCTAAAGACACCGCTGGTCGGTTCCCGGACATGGCTCGCCCAAATCGCCGCGTACAAGCGGGCGGCCATCGAGAACGGTTACAAGGTGGACAACGCCGGGACGATTCAACCAGATCCGAATGGCGGGACGGCAAGGGTTAAATGGTTGTCAGACACCAAAGAAAACGAATTGATGGCATTCAATGCCTTTTTGGGAGCGCTCAACGCCCACAGATACTTCAAAGCGAAATAGCAGTCTCCGGGGGCAGGTATATGGGTTCATGGAAGGAAACGTGGTTTTATCTTTTTGGTACGAACGGGAGAGGGAGGAACGGTTATGGGATTGAATTTTGATGAAGTAGTAGAGGCCGGAGCCTACAGCGAACCGGGCGAGATCGTCACGATCGGGCAGGAGTTGTCACTGGAAGTCGCGAAACCAAAATTTGAAGTATTCAGGGGCCGGACGCTGGAGATCGTCAGGGATGCTAAGGCCGTGGAGGTCAGGGATGTGGAGACCCAGGGTTATGCCGTCGCCCTGATCGGAGAAGCAAAGCGTATCATGAAAGCCGTCGAGGAAAAGCGCAAAGCAATCGTCACCAGGCCGAATGATTATGTCACCGCTGTAAACTCCATTGCCAAGATGATCACGGGGCCGCTGAATGAGGCGGTTACGGTCGCGACTGCGAAGGAAAAAGCCTACAACACTCGGCTTGAACTGGACCGCCAAGAGGCCGCGAGACAAGCAAAACTCGCAGCGGATAAACTCCAGGCCGAGATGCGCCGTGAGGCCGATGAACTGAACAAAAAGGCAATGGAAGAGGCCCGGAAGGTCGCTGAGGAAGAATCCAAACGGCTACGCAAGATCGCGGAAGAGGAGGCAAAAAAGC